TAATGTGACAATAGGTGTTCCTACACCAAAAATAGTTAACATAGTATTACGAAAACTATTAATACCACTTTTAAAATCAGTGAAACCTAATTTTAATGCACTTATTTCATCTTTTAAAGCTTTAATCTCATTATCATTATCTTTTCTTTCTTTTTGAGATTGTTCTAATAATGTTTTTAAAGCTGTTACTTCAGTTAGCAATTGTATTTGAGTCTCCCTGTCTCGTACCAATTCCTTATTGATACTATAGATATCATCTTTTTTTCCATCTAATCTTGCATTTAATTCTGCATTTTCAGCTTTTAGATTGGTGATTTCTTTTTCTAATGTCAGTATTTTCTCATTTTGACAACAGGTATTGTCATTGTGTGAGGGGGACATTAGTCATCACCTACTTGTTTTTCATATTCTAAAGCAGGATCAATGTCTTCTATAATGTTTTCATCATCATTATAGTTGTTTTTAGCATTCATCATCTTCACCAACTATTTCATCTTCAATTACTTCAGGTTCAATTTCAATAGCTGGATCATCATCTTCAAGTTTGGTTTCGATTATTTCTGGAATTTCATCATCATCTGTATTTTCATCTTCGATTTCTTTATCAAATATTGATAATAGTTTTTTGAAGTGTGTCCACCTGTAATCATTTTTGAAGTATGAATCTAATACTGAATATATGAATCCTAAAAGTATACCCAGATATCCTGCGAGTTCTACTTCATTGACTGGTAGGTTGATTCCTTTTGCTGCAAGTACTGCTAAGGTTTTTCCTGCAAACATGATTAGTAGGAATTTTCCTATTGTAGTTCCGTTTCCTTTTATATTTGCCATAATTTGATTCCCTCCTAAAATAAATAGAGTTGTAAATTAATATAAAAAAAGAAAAGTTTTTTCTTCTTTTTTTTAGGAAAATAAAAATTAAAAAAAATAGTATTTTTATAGATGAAATTTTAGGTAATTTTAGTTTTTTTTATAATATTAGTATACCGTATGGGAGATCGAGTCTTAGGCCAGCTGCATAGGCCGTACTTGCCCTTGTGATTAATCCACATTGAGTACAGTATTCATATGATTTGTCTTCACTTAATTTGATTGTGAGTGTTTGACATTCTGGGCATTTTTCAATATTCTCATAAAATTCTTCGTCTTCCTCGCACATATCTAATCTAAAAAAAAACTGAAAAAATAGTTTATCCTTTTCTATATTAGTAAGATGTGCCGTAGTGGAAACATAAAAAAAAGAGGAAAAAGAAGAAAAAAATATCAAGACTAGTCCTGACTAGAAAATAATATATATTTATATACTAGTTAATATAGAAAACATATCAACTAAAAACTTTTTTTGTTTCTTTTTTAAAAAAAGAAAAATGGCAAATTAAAACCAATCATCAGCATTCTTAGACGGAACAATCTTAATTTTAACACAATCCTCAAAATAACCAATCTCTAACTTAAAAACCATAGTAAACATGCTAGTCATATTAATAACCAACTCATCAGTCACCAAACCCTCCTTAAAGAAATTAAAGAAACTTGGCCTTCTCTCCATCTCCAACCTACCATCAGGATAAACAATTAAACCATCAGGAAACAACATCTGCAAATGAATATGACACTTCTCACCAGTATCCTTCTTAATAAACTCAACATAACCATCATTACGATTATCCTCAATCTCTTTACAAATTATTTTAATCATAATACGCACGCTCCCATTCAAAAAAGTAAAAAAATCTTTTATTCAGTTTAACACGATGAACAACATCGTCTACTAAAGTGAAAACTAAACAATCCTCATAAACATCTAATTTCTTCAAACTATTCAAAGGAAATGTAATATCTTTCCTTTTTTTACCAATATTTTCACCAAACCGGTTTTTAACAACTTCCCATTCATTAGAAGAAACAGTTAAATCAGCCAAATACACCACATTTGTTTGACTGAAAAATTCTGTTAAACAATTTATTAAACTTGTAACTTCTTCATTAACAATACTACCATGCAAATATAGCATTGGAGGTGTTAAAGTAACATTATCTGCAGCAATCATCTTTTACCCTCCCTCACTAATATTTCATGGTCTCCTTTACCGTATTCTCTGGGTACAATAGGACATCTTTCCATGAATCCTAATGTTAATCTGCATAATATTATTTCAAAAACATGATCTGTTAATCCATATTCTTTGCAGACTTTCCAATTTGTGACTTTGGTTCTGCTGTCTTCAACTTTTTTCACAAAGAAAATAAATGCTAATATTATTGTTTCTTCGCTTGCTTGTTTGTGCAGTTCTTTAAATCTGTTGTTGAAATCATAGATTAAATCTTTAACTAGTCTGTATTGATTTGGAGTTAATGTTAATGGTTTGGATTCGTATAATAGTTCATCTAATAGTAAATAGCGGTTTTTGAGTTTTCGGTTTTGTTTCATTTTCCTATTTCTTTCTCGACTTCTTCTTTCTCCTTTAACATAATTATTATCATATGATGGGTTGTTTTCGTATAAGTCTAATAGGAATTCTATTCCACGGTCTCCCATGTTCCATTTTCCCTCCTTCTTTTTTTAATCTATTTTTTGTATTTTCCATAGGTCATTGTTTGTATCAAGTTTGCTTTGGTATAGGTCCATGTTGTCATTGCATTTGGTGGAGTGTGCTGCACATGCATTGATAGCATTGACCACTTTAAATTTTGGTAATATTTTACGACAATTTTCTTCATGAGCTGTTAGAATCATATGTGATGTGTGCAGGCTTCCGTATGCTATATCCCTTGCAGTTCCACTTGCAAAATAATCACTTGTTATTTCAATAATACCTAAATTAAATTCAACAGTATACATTTTGTCCTGATACACTATTAGCAATTCCCATTCGACCCCATCAATCCCGTTATAGTCTTGAATAAAATTATATTGTCTAAGATAAGTGTTTAATGATGGAATTAATTCCTTGTATAAATATTCAAAGAATGTGTTTTTATTATTCATCACTGGTGCTTGGAATGTTTTAAGTAGTTCAAATAGACTATATACTCCGCTAAATGCTATTAAGAATTCACTAATAATAATGGGTTTATCATATTCACTTATTTTGAATTTTTTTATCAGTATTTTTGATGAATTTTCATCCAATACCATATCTTCAGATGTAACTCTTTTATCTGCACCTACAGTTATTCCGTTTTCATCTTTAACTGCAACTATAATTGTCATAAAATTCACCATTTAATTTATTTTAGGTTTAATTGTGACCTTATCCTATTGTTTAACATGTTTTTGAGTTCTATTGCTAATTGTTTGCAATCTTTTTCATTGAATATTTCATTTGGGTATATGTGTATGAATGGAGCATCAAGACATTCCAATTCTTGTACTGGACCATCATTATCTGTTATATCAACACATATATCATTGTAAAGGTCATTTATTAGTTTTTCACCATCTATTTTTAAAGTTACACTTTCATTGGTTATTTTTTTAACATCTATGTATTTTTTTATCTTTGCGGAATCTAAATACACCATTTATAATTCCCCCATGCAGCGTCTTTTTGCAAGAACTCCAAGTTTAACATAATTATCCTTAAGATGTGGATTTTCATCCACAACTTCTCGAATAATTCTTTTCACTTCATCTTTATCAGCACATCGATAATGGTCCCAGCAGGTAGCAACGTACCATAAAACTTTATCATGCAACATTATGAATCATCTACAATTTCAAATCTGTAATAATAAATACGAGTCATAGAATCCAAAAGAGGATAAATTTCAAGCAATGCTTCCTTTAACTCACTTAAATTATTATATCCTTCAAGAGCAGCATCTTCCTCATTCAAATATTTGAATTGCTTATATCCAGTATCAGTGATTTTTATTAATACTTCCTTTTCAGTTCCTGGGAAGATAGCTTTTACAATTTCATCAACATGTAATCTTTTATTGCTTTTACGGATTGTTTGAGTTTTAACTCCATCAACAATCGGTTGATAGTATTCCTTGTTGAATTTAATTAAGTTTAACATTTTTAGCGTCCTCTCCTTTTTTTAAAGTATTGGCAAATTGTATCATTGAATTTTACTTTAAGTGTTTGTGCAGTATTAGTGACTGGTTCATTAGTATCTGATGCTGGTTCAGGTGGGAATAGTTCATCAACTTTTCCACAGTAATGATAGTAATTTCCTTCTTGATCCATTTCGGTTGACATGTAATATTCACATTTTCCGCAAACATTTACCATTATTTTTCCTCCTCTTTTACATCCTGATCTTCTAATTCTTTAAACATTAATTCTTGTTTTAATAATTGATGATTTCTTTCAATATCATCTAATGCTTCAGATGTTTCTTTTTTATCTGTTTTTAATTCTGCAAGTTCCTCTTCAGTCATAGTGAAGAGTTCTAAGTAAAAGTTAATATAAGATTTTGCTTTAAGCAAATCTTTTACTGGGTTTTCTTTGTGTTCTGCACGAACAACATATTTAAGGATATTTCCTTTAAGAAATCCTATATACTCTTCTTTACTTATTAGACCTTGTTTCATTGCACCTATTGGTGATAATCCGTTACCTGCATAGTAATCTGGTTCATTCATTATATGTTCCTCCATATGTTTAATTGAATAATTAAGAGCATCCAGTAAATGGTCTTCATTTACTGGTGGGAAAGGTATGCATCTGCAACGCCCTACTGGTTCAAATGATAATCCACTGAATTTATCTATCATTTTTTAGATTGCCTCCAATTCAATTACATCTTCCTTATTAATAATAGAATACTCCAAAATGTTTTCAATCTTGAAAAATACATGAGTATTGTTCTTATAGATAATTTCCATTAAATCATCCGTGAAATTAATCTTATCCAATTGGTCTAAATTGAATATACTGTTAGCGTCACGATAATCTAATTGTAAGCTTAAAACATAATCCTTTGGATTTTCTAAGTTAGTAATTATTTTCTTTAGTTCTTCTCCAATATCTGAAGAATTTAAAAAATCAACTTTAATATCTACCATAATTATTCATACTTCCTTTTTAATCTTTTTTTTCATCTTTTTTTGGACAATACGGTTCCTTTGCTGTTTTGATAATGACTATTCAATCCACTACTACCATAAGGCCGGTTTACTGGACTTGTTAATGTGTGGAATACTATTTGTGCTATTTGCATATCTTTCTGTAATCTGAAAGGTTCATCACTAAGATTAGCTATTTCTAATGTGATGTTTCCATGAAAACCAGCATCAATATAACCAGCAGTTACATGTGCAGTTATTCCAAGACGGCCAAGGCTGCTTTTACCATCCACTACTGCAACAAGATCATCAGGTATTACAACATATTCCCTTGTACTTCCAAGTATAAAGTCACCTGGTTCCAATAATAGACAACTGCATGGTTTTAAATGGTATTCTTGGCCTTGTATTGTTTTCAATTCTTCAGATAGATGTAAATCAATACTGCAAGGTTGAATATCATTATCATCTAACGGTTCTATGATTAAATCTTTTTGTAATCGTATTCTTTCCAAAATTGTTTTATCAGATAATATGCTCATGCTTTTTTCCCCTTTCTTTTTATTGCTCTCATCACTATGCCTGCGGTTTTACTTCCAATTCCTTTAATTTCTTGTAATTTATTATTATTTAAATTTAAAAGGTCATCTAAGTCATAAACATCAAGAGCATTTACAATTAATTCTGCTGTATCATCACCAATGTGCTTAACACCCATTAAATAGTTGAATGCAGGATTATCTGTTTTTTGAGGTAATCTTTTCACAACACGTTTGTTATCTAAGCATTTGCGAGCTTGTATTCTCATGAACATGATTGCTTGATGTTCTGTACTGGCTTCAATAACTGTGGTGTATGTGTTTAACCTTGCGATTGCTCCTTTGTATTGTTGCCATGTGAATTCTGGCCATTCTGCATCATGGAATTGGTCATATAATTCTTTTTCGCTTGCAACAATTATTACAAAATGATAAGGGAAAGCTTTTGTTTGGTCGATTGCTTGGTTGAACACTCTTGATTCTTTAACTGATTTAATGAAATCTTCTAATGTCTTATACTCGAATACTACTTGATTATTGAAGATATAATCGCCAATGAGTAGTTCTTTTATTTGGACATTATCTCCTTGGTTTTTGTAGTATTGTTTTGCTTCTTCTAATCGTGGAGTGTTTTCACGATGATCCATTAGAATGTTAAAGTTTTTTATTTTCATCTGCATACTCCTGTAATTCTTTCATCATTTTATCATGGTCGTATTGGATTAATTGTTTTGATAAGTCTAGTTCAAATAGTTCATATGCCATGAAAAAACCGGTTACTAATGATATTAATGCTATTAGTATTGTTTCAAGAAATCCAATTAGTATTATCATAGTATTTATCCCTCTTCAAGGCGTGGTGCTAGTAAGTATTCCAGATTCCCGTCTCCGGTTACTAATGTGAAATTTATCTTTAATGGCATATCGTTACCAAGATAAATGTTGCATTGTTCGCTGAATTTATGTGCTTTCATGATTTCCTGTAGTTTTGGTATGCTGTAACCTGATTTTACGACTTCAAGTATGTTTTCTCCGTGCAGGTATTCTGTTTCTGCATCTCCTTTTTGACCGGATGTTTTTACTTTGAAGTAGTTTTCGTCAATGAGGAAATCTAATTTGTCACTGAAGAATCCCATGTCATCAATATAGTTTTTCAAGAGTGTACTTGGTATTGTTATTTTACAAGGAAGGACAATATTTGGAGGGGTTGGATTATCATACTCCATATCAATGAAAGGTAATTTGAATTTCCTTCGAGCATCACCATCAAAAATAATTAATATACTACTCTCATCTACACTAAGTTTCAAAATATCATCATTCTTGCACTTTTTCAATATGGTGTTGAAGTCATTACAATCAATAGCCATCTTTTCAGGAACATCACATTCATACTCATCAAACAAAGTCTTATCCAAATCCAATGTAATGAAAGTTATATGACTACGGTCCAATGCTCTTAAATGCATTCCTTCACTATCTGCAGTTAATGTAATTTCATCAACAATTTTACTAATACTTTCAAAAGAATTTTTTATTACACTATTGTTACTTAACTCTACTTTAAAGGCCATTTTTCCAGCTCCTCAATACTTGTTATAACATGATCCACATCATTATCTATTATTTGTGCTGCACCAATACTATCCAAACTAATTATCATATCATCCAATACAATATCCTCTTTGTTCAAATCAACATTCTTGTCAGGCCCTATGAAATATGATGGTCGTGAGGATTTAGGTATCAGTTCCACAGTATTGTTCTCTTTTTTTGCTTTGAATAATAATTGACTGAGTAAATTATAATCCATTATCTAATTCCACCTTTTTCTTTATTAACCGTAGTTGTGAATAGGTATCCTGTTTTGATTGTTGTTGAATTTGCCATATAGTCTTCAGCAATATTTCTGTTAGTAATTAATAACTCTAATCCAAAGACATCACAGAATCCACCTATTTGCTCCAAGTCTAATAGATCACCATTACAGTATAATGTCACTTCTCCGAATTCCTGATAGGTTAAACTAAAATCTTCACTTTCAGCAACACTTTTAATATAATTAATCATTGCATCCTGAATATCTATTTGCATACTGATTGTTTCAGTTCTCTGTTTTTGATGTTCTTTTATACGATTTTTCCAGTAATCTGCATTAGCCATTTTTTTATTCCACCTTTTCATATGTTTCTTTGAATATATCTGGTTTGCAAGGGTATTTTTCACCATGTACTCCTGTGATAATATAATCACCTGGACTGGCTTTCATTACCCCTTCAAGGGTTTCGATTTCCAATTCCTTATCTGTTTGATAAGCTTCTACAATAATTGGTTTTTTACGATATTTTTTAGATTTGGAATCTTCATTATAAATGTCGTTGATTGGAACATCGTTGAATTGTTCTAACCATTCACGTTCTTCTTTTTCAAGGATTTCCATATCTTTTCGATAGCATTCGTTAATATAAGCAACACTTTCATCACGTTCTTTTGTTAGTAATGCTTTCCTGTTTCGGATTGCACATAAGTTTTCGTTAGCAGAATTCATAAAATAATATATTCGTATGATTTTATTGTATTGTAACAAAAAAGAAAAGATATATAAAAAAATAGTAAAAATATTATTCATCAAACATTAATAGATACATTAAGTTCTGATATAACTTTAAATCTTCAACAGGGTTTTGTATAACATAATTACCATGTCCTAACACATGTTCGTGACCCATTAAGTTCTCTAAACGAAAATAATCCATATGTGGGGCAACGATTGTAGCAAAAGCATCTCGAAAACCATGAAAATGAATCTTATTAACTTTAGAATTATATGCATAATCATATCCCAATTCTTCACGGATTTCAATCAACATTCTTTCAGCTGTAGTATACCTTAATTTTTTACCAGTTTTACTAACAAATAATGGAGAATTATTAGTTAACTTTTTATCATGATTTAATAAAGATAAAACAATCCATCGGACCGCTTGAGGACTAAAAAAAGTATAATGTGATTTTTTAGTTTTCATGGTGATATTATGAACTACTGCAACAAGAGTATTATCATGTATTCGTGGTTGTAAATCATCTAAAAGTTTGTTGATTTCTGTTTCATTGCTGAAGTATTTCATTGATTTTATAAAGTCTTTGCAATCCATTTTTAATAAATCATTAATTCTTAATCCAGAACTAAAAAGACATAATATTACTGGTTTAAAATTAATTGGAGATTCATAAAATACTCTTTCAACATCATGAACAGTTATAACATCTTCTAAAGATTTTTTCAAACGATGTTCTTTCTCACGAGCAATTCGAGGATTTACAGGTATGAAAAATGATTTATAAAAAGTTTTTACTTTTGCAAGTATCCCTGAACGTGTTGTACCTACCAATCCTTCTTCGATAAGATACATTTGAAATGTTGTTAAATATTTATAGACAGATCCGTCATCAGGAAAAACTTTATTCTCATAATCATCTTTTGCTTCCTGTAAAATTTCACTTAAAGATTTACCAACAAATTGTGTGAATTTATTTAATGAATAAATGTATTGATTAATTGTATTTTGATTAGTAACTTTGTTTCGTATCATTAATTCTTGAAATAATGAGTCTTCATATCTTAATTTTTGCCTTGATGTTAATTGTCTGTTTAAATCTCTTTTTGATAATTCTTCACAATATTCTTTATAAATTTCATCTTTTCTTATAGGTATTTCATATTTAAGGCAACCCTGATAATAAGCATGAGCTGCCTGATATTCATCATCAAAAATTCCAAGATAATATTCTTCACCGTTTTTCTTAATGCAGGATTGCCATTTTACTTGTTTACCATTTTTTGTTTGAATATTTTTAATACTTACTCCAGGAAATCTGCTTGCTCCCCAATTATATTTTTGCATTAATTCACTTTTAGTTAGTCTTTCAAGATTATCAAGACTAAAATTAATAATATTTCCATCAACAGGGGATATTACTTCATTTGACCCTCTATGGAAGAAATAAGTGATTTGTCTATGGCGACCATCTATTCTACGAGTTGTGTAAATCTCATGTCTTTTTTTATGAATATCAACATTCCATTTATAGGATTCAACAATGTTTCGATTACCTTTGCAATAAATAAATTTGATTTCTCTTCCTGATTTTAAAACACGTTTATAAATTAATTTTGTGCAGGAATCACAATTTTTACAAAGCAACATTTCTCTAAAAAATAGTAAAAGTATGAGAGTTGACCTGAGATAGATCAACTCTAAATGATTCGAGTGTACCATCTTGTGGTACACTATTATATTTTATCTAATAGTTTTTTAAATTTTTCCTTGTTTGTCTTTCCTGTGATTGATTGGAATTTTTCCATTTCAGAAGGAGTTAATTTGAAAGATAATCTTTCTGTTGCATATTCATATTTTGATATTTCTTCATTGTATATTTTGAAAATCTTAAGAAACATACATTTAACTTGCTCTGTTTCATCATCAAGAAATGTAGATTTAAGTTTATTCATGTAATCAATTAAATCATACTCTAATTGTTCTTCTTTGAAGTACATTTCTGTTGATGCTGAAATTCCCATTCCACTCATGAAAAGACTGACAATATAACTGAATGATGTAGCTTTGACTACATCAAAATTACGCATATGCGCATAGCATTGTGCAAAAGCACACCATCTAGTCGGATTATCAACAATTTGTAAACCAATATCATTTTCTTTGAGGAATTGTTGAAGTTCTTCATCACTTACATTATAACCAATATCGCTTGGTTGATATTCTTTTTCCCAAAACATAGTTACACCGTTCAAAAAAAATTATTCGAGAAGCTCAAGAGCTTCATCGAGATTATAGTTATATAATGCATTTGCAACTTTTGATGCAAGTGCTTTTTCATTAGAAGTAGAATTAAAATCATCATTTACAATAGCATCGAAATAACTAGCAATATGGTCAACATCACCAGATAGAAATTCTTTTGCAGATACAAGAATGAATTCAGAATCAATTGCCATGTCCACAAGTTCATCAAGAACATTCATTTCATAATTGTTATTCATTAACTCTTGTTCGTATTGAACAACAGAATTGAATATTCTATATTTTTCAAGTCTGATTTTATCAAGTTTTTGTAGATCATCAGAAATAACTTGTGAGATTAAATCTCTAACTTGTTGTTCTACTGATTCTCTCACTTCTTCTTCAAAATCAAAGTCTTCAAGGCAACCTTGAATACAACAGTTGATACGATTGTCTCCGTATTCATCAACCATTTCTTCATCAAAGTGTCCACCACAGCGGTCATCTTCTGATTCAATCCAGAATGGGCAGTCACCATTTTCATGACATTTGCAGTCAATTTGACCGCTTTCACCTTGAGGTAATCTGTAGATTTCAATTAAGTGGTTTTCAGGGTTTTCAATAGTTCCAGTAGTATATGAACCAGTAACCATTTTTCCGTTGTCTGCATCCCATAATGCGCAACCATCTGTCATTTGACTTTGACCTGCTACTGCAAGTTGTAATATTTTTGAGTTTTCTGTATTAAATATCATTTTTATACCTCGAATCATTTTTTTGATGAGATGAGTTTTCATCTCAGTCATACTTATATTAGTCTTACTCCTATATAAACTTAACTGTTTGGATATAAAAAAAATAAAAAAAGATTAGTTAAAAACTAATCTTTACCTTTACTATCCATAGTATCACCTCCCTTTAATTTATCAATCCTAGTCCACCATTTTTCACCCACATAAGACTGTTCATTAGCTTCATCAGATAAAATAATTTTATCAAAAAAATATGATCCACCAACATCAAGATTATTCTCATTAAACAAACTAGTAAAACGAGCATTCTCATAACCATAAATCTTTGCATATTCATCATAATGACTAATGTAATACAAATCATTTGTAATAATATAACTCCAAATATCATCAACAGTCAAATGTCTAATTGGAAATGCCACTCTTCTTTGACCTTCAATTCTAATCAAAGGCCCTTTCACACGATGTTTACGAGTAATAGATTCGGAACCACGTATACCTAATAATTCTAAATCACAATCCTTTTTTTTCATGAAATCAAATAGCATTGGAAAATAATCCCCAATCAAATATTTTTCACCATTCCAAAAAGGAGTATTAACAACAGTTAAATCCATTGCTCCAGCTATTTCCGCACTTCTCATTAATTCATTATGAGTTTTTTGAGTACGATACTGCTGCTTACAATACTTCCCATAACCAGGATGAAAATTAAAAATAGGAATAGTATTATCCTGCTGCATAACCATATGCAACAAAACAAGACTATCTTTCCCTCCAGAATATTCAATTACAGGATTATATTTTGAATTAATGATCTCAGAAACATTCTCTTTAGCTAATTTAATATTATCATTATACGATTTATGTTTACTATGCATTTCATATGTTCTGCGAGTTCTACGAGGCATATTATTATCAGGATGCAAAATTATCACCTTACATTATTCAAGAAACCCATACCAGTACTGTTCTTTTCACCCAAACCAGATTCATAAATGAATTCATAAAATTTACGATTATCTTTAGTAATATTGCAAGTTAAATTACTCCATAAACTACCTATAAGTAGAAATTTATGATTATATCTTTCAAAATTCATAGCAACTTCACGTTTGAAACTAAATGAATCAAATAATGGTTCTTCAAGGTAATATTCATCATCATAAAAAGCATTATATTTTTTTAATGCATTTTCTTTCAATCGATTGAAAAACCAATTATAATTGATATCATCATTTTTAAAACTATAACAATGATTATTCATTGTTTGATTATGAAATAAAATAATAGGTGTACTTGTTTTAAAATAATTAAATTTTTTAGGAATATTAATTAATTTAGAATTTATTAAAACATACTTTTCATCACCTAATCTTAGATTATCAATTGTTTTCAATTTATAATATATTGTTTTAATTAATTTAGGATTAGGAGAGCTTACTATTAAGTTATACTCATTATTGCTCATGAAAACATTACTAAAACAAAAGAATTTAAACCCTTTTGTATCATGCAAATAATGAAAACGTGAGTCTTTTAATAAAGAATAAATAAACCCTTGGATTTCAAATTTACCAATTTTAAAAGGATTTAAATTTTTACTATTGTGGAATTTTAATAATAATCTCATAAAAAATCACAATTTAATCTGATTTTCTGGAACAATACACATACAAACATTATTTTTATCCCAATATGGTGGTTTGTATGGTTGCTTTTGGAATATCATACCTTCAAATACTGGAACATCCATTGTTGCAGGGATAGGCCTCATTATGTGATTTTCTTTGAAGAAACTATAATCTTCATTTGTTTCAGTAATAGTGATGTTTCTAATACGGCCACTACCAATACTTGTTTTCTTACCAATACTTGTTAAATGGGATAATAATCTTTCTAATTCTTTCTTATCTCCGTTACAGTAAAAAGTAATTGTATCAGTTATAAGTATTGGCAGATTTATCATGAAATCTTTGAAATGACCTTGATTTGTTTTTATCCTACCTTTTTGTTGCCTATGAGTTAATTTATGAGTTTCTTTGTCAGTAAATCGTTTGTAAATAGTATCACGATATAATTTTACATTATCTGCGTATATTCCTACACTTGAATGATAAACATCACTTGTTCTTTTCAAAGGCAGATCCAACAATGAAACATCTATAGTTTCCTCAGTGGGCATGCAGTAAAACAAATCACCTACTGCATCACGTAAACATAAATAACTTAATATACTATCTAAATGCAGCCAAGGACTTGCAATATAAATTGGAGGGATTACATCCATTACAATTTGTAATGGAGTATAATCATCCCCAGTTTCATAATCCAATATTCTTTGAAGGATTTGTTTTTTTATTTCCATATTTTCACTAACTCATCAAGCAAATTACACATTTCTTCCTTGCGTTCATGAATATAATCAAGATAAGCAGTATCAGTTAACTCCTCAACACCCGGATAATCTAATTTAACTTTACCATATCCAGTACCAGATTTTCCCCCAAGATAAGGTCTTTCCTCCCATAAACTAATCATTCTACGGAAGCAAGCCTTTTCAATACTATTACAGTCTTCTAAAATAAACTCATGAGTAAATTTGGTACCTCTAATCAATGTTTCAAATTCATATTTCATCTGATGTGCCTGTTCATCATCATCACTCTTACCTTCTTTCAGATCATCTAACCTTGTTCCAAAATCACTACCTTTAAGATTATATGCACTAAAATCATAATCACTATATTCTTCAATGTAATGTTTTGTTTCAGCACATACAATATCTCCCATTCCGACTTTTAGTTTTCCTTGAATCATCTGATTTCCTAAAGCAGAACCAACAAGACTGATTGGTGGGATTAATTCACGGATTTGTTTTTTTAGAGTTAAGTTAATAGCGCCTTTATCTTTACTATCCAATGCTTCAAGAATTCCTCCAGTAAATAAAAAATGATAAACCTTTTTTGAGTCTAATTCATAATCCAATAATGTTAAATAATCATCCATAACCAATCTACGAAGATATCCTCTTATAGCATTACCATGTATTGCAGGAATGTTATCTATTTCCTCATTATTAGTTAAAGGATTAATAATTACTGTTGGTAAAGTTAAAATTAATTTTGTAGTTCCATAATCTTCGCTACCTCCATGATGTATTGGAGATAAAGCAGTTAAATTTCCTTTAAATCTTAAAGTTTCCATTTTAAATACGCTCCATATTACATTAATGTTTTTTGACCTGTTTTAGCTAATTTTTCTTGTTTTTTAATTTCATCTACTGTTTCTAATGCAAAATTTGCAAGATATGTTGATTCTTTACGAAGTAACATCATAGTAATATTAAGATGATCTTCTAAAAATTGAACAATTTCTGTTTCAATATTTACAAATTCAACATTTAATTTCTTTGTGAACACATCTAAAAATTCTTTGAAGTTTCTAGCATTACTACTTGCACGTATTCTATCAACAAAGAATTTATGTGCAGATTTTACACCCATCTTCCGCCATGGAATTCTCATATAACATTTAGCTAAACAATAAGCTAATTTATTTTCAACTTCCATTTCTAATTGTTCTTGTTCAGAATATTCTTCTTTCAATTTTATCAATCCTCCAAATATAATGCTAAATCCCATATTGGATTATTTGCATTATTTTTTATAGATTTTACATAATTTCTGGCAATATGTTTATTGAATGTTGAAGTTAATTTACGATAATGGTGCATTTCTAATTGACCAGTTTCTAAAACAGTTTTAGGGATTTTTAAATCTCTTAATTGTTTTATAAACTTCATTATTTCAGTTAATGTATTTAAATTAACTCTCACAATATCATAATCAATTAAAAAGTTAATTTCACCTTTATTGTTTTCATTATACACTTCATTCATTCTTATCCAACCAATTTTTTGCCAAGTTTTAGTTAGATAAATATAAAATGGTTTGTTCGGTAAATTCAATACAATATCTTTTGCTTCTTTCTTTTTGAATTTAATTAATTCATCTTCTGTTAAAAGGAACATTGTTCTACGATATTCATTACTATTTTTGACAAGGTAATTACATTCAGGGCAAATTACTTCCCCATGACTTATATAATCTGCACATGTAAAATTTCCACTAAATTTCTTCTTAAAACCAGTTGTTGTATGTTTTTGACATATACAACAATCCCCTTCTAATTCTCCAAGGTCAGGAGTAATTTCTAATGTTTTACATAACATTTCACTGAAATTCATTTTCATCACATTTTTATGAATAAATTATTCACGGAAGGTGAGGGATTTGAACCCTCGAGTGTTTTACCACACAGGATTAGCAGTCCTGCTCTCTAACCAGACTAAGACAACCCTCCAGTTGAAATTAAAAGGTTGGTAAGGGATTTGAACCCTTGTTTTGAGGCTTACAAGACCCCCGCCTTAAACCCAGACTAGACTAACCAACCATAAAAAATATAAAAATTAGGATAATGTTTTAACCATTTTAACATTATCCAAATTAATAGATTTCTCAGTAACAAAAACTTTTTTCTTTTTAAATTCCTCTTCATTAATAATTAAAATATAATTATCATCAATCGTACACATATCATCTTTTTTAACTGTATAACTTGAATCATCCAAGAATATGAATTCAGTATCACATTTACCATGATTTACGTTTAAAATTTCAAAAGCAGGATGTTCTTTAAATTGGATTAAATTAAACAATTGCTTATTTAATTCAGATAAACATTCCACATAATGTTCATATTTGTCCAATACTTCTCTTACATAGTCATCTTGTTTATTTTGTTCTAATTCAGAGATTATTTTTTCATAATCTTCAATTTTATTCTGAATTACTCTATGAACTTCTTTTATATCCATTTTAGAATCCTCCATTATAATTTTTTCCAAATTAAACCCTTTTCTTCAACCTTTCGTTGTAACTCATTAATATCTTTACTTGCAATACTGACTCGTTTACCATCTTCATTATAATACTGATATCTCCACAGAAAACCTTGTTCAACCTTTTTTGATTTCTGTTTATTGACCCTGAAGTAACCAGAACTATTTCTATCTAAAGACATTTCCATTTTCTTTTCTAAGGAATGACGTCGCCCATACATTGGATTATTTTCACCAGAGCAATCATAATGATTTTTAGACATTAATCTTTTACTATTAACTGTACGTTTTTGTCCTTTATTGGCTTTAGATATTTTTTTTCTAGTTTCTTCTGAAACTAGGTGCCCTTTTCTCATTTTACTAAAATTTTTTTTAGTTTCATCAGAATGTTTCATTCCTATATGATGCAATGTTGAATGTTCTCCTCGAGACATTAATATTAAATTATCAATATCATTATTGAGTTTATTCCCATCTTTATGATGGATAATACTGTCTTCTGGAATCTCAATATTATGATGATCTTCAAAAATCAATCTATGTAGCATTTTTCCATGGTTACCTTCTTTTTTTGAAGAAATCCTGTAATATCCTGAATTACATATTTTTGCATTTCCGAATTTAGTTTTCAGAACACCAACGGTCATTTTTTTAACCCCTTTTGTTACTTTTTATTCTACATCCTCTTTATCAGGATTATTTAATAATTTAATGTATTCTTCATTTGTGTTGAGTGATTCAAAGATGGAATTTATTATTTTTTCGTCTAATTCACTATTTCCAGTTGAGACAGTTATGAGAGTAAGCCATTCTGGGAATGATCTCTTATAAGTTCCATCAATGTCAATTATAGATAATCCATCCTTCCTATAATTTGGAACAATTTTAAGTCTATCTATTTTCATAGTTTCCATACTTTTATTCCTCCGTATTTAATTCCTCAGCATTTGATACTTCAACAATATCATCCAACATTTTCACAGTATTAAAATAAGCTCTGATGAGAATAGATGGGTCACTTAAATTCAAATATTCTGGAGTTACTCTTCCAAAACGACCTTTTCCAGCCATAACACAATCTGCTATCATTTCAAAAACATCAATTAATGTTACATCTAATGGGCAATCTGCATTTAAATGATGTCTTTCTTCATAGATGTGTTTCTGATACCATGGTCTTTTTTTGAAGTCTTCATCTGTGTGTTCTGATAGAACGTCTTCAGCGTATTGGTCAAAATAGGATATTTTTGTCCAATCATGTTTTAAACCGGCTTCATGAAGTTTTTCTGCAAAAAAATCCATTCCTTTTTGAACATCTTTAAGATGTTCTTCGGTATCGTCGTATAGTTTGTCTTTGGTTAGGTCATCCGGTGCTGTTCTTGAATCAGCATATTGCGTATTTTTGATGATTATTTTATCTGTCATAGATTATTCTATGGTGCTGGTTTTATGGTATTGTAACAAAAAAAGTAGGGTTTTAGATGAATGGATCATTATCCATTCAATTCAGAAATTCTCATAAAAAAATCTCCACCTTAAAATCATCAGGAACCTCATTATCCCAATCCTCCTTAAAATTATCAAACCAAGTTGAATTAAAACCTTTAATAACATCACACATATACAAATCATTACACATATCCATTACTTGGTAAAGTTTTAAACCATTTAAACCCACATCAATTAAACTATAATAATCATTCCAACATTTATTACACACTAGCTCATAATACTTTGAATATAATACAAATAAATCCCAATATTCATAATTTACACAAGACTCATTACTCATTTCTTCAAAATGATTATTCATTGTTAAATAGAAAGGACAATGATAATATATTAACTCATCAGTATAACGATTAAACTCTGCTCTATGCAACCTATCATCAGCTTGACCCAATAACTTTAACACTCCCTCCAAACAAGAAAGAATATTCTTACACATAGAATGATTTAGTAATTGCTTTTTCTTAATATCAACAAGACCTTTTGGAATATTATTCAAAGTTAATCTATTGAATATTTCATTAACTTTCTGAGTATAATCCCCAGTATCCTTGGGTTCTTCCTTAACGTATACTCTTTGATAATCATCATTCATTCTTAATCATCACTCCAAAAATTTTCTCTATATTTTCTTCTAAATTCAATACATGCTTGATCTATTAAATATTCTAAATGTTCTTGTTTGAAATATTCCAAGTCTCTGATAAACTTTTCAACAGGACTATTGTTGACTGTTATTGTTATCTGCATATATTTCATCTCGGAATTCTTCTAAAGCTGTTTTTTTAATCCAATTATGTTTGCTTCCACAACCGCATGCTGATAATTCATATTCTTCAGATTTGGTTTCGTATTCTTTGATTTTACCTTCAAGTTTTGCTTTGATGTCAATGTAATTATCAATTAGCTCTTGTTGTTTTTCAATAGTTTCTTTTTGCCTGTTGTTCCGTTCTTGTAAGTTATTATTTTCAAATTTTAAATCTTTAATATCTTGATGTAATGCCTTAATATGATTATTTAAATAGTTTATTTCACTGATAGCATCGTCTCTTCTTTTTTTAAGTTGGTTTGTTTGTCTTTGATAATATTCAAGTTTTTCTTCACAATTCATTTCATCTATATTCATTTAAATAACTCCATTCCATACCTATGATGATTTTTTTATGGATAAACCTTTTTTTCTAAACATTCTTTATATTGACTTACATTATGAAATCCAAATTGAAAAAAGAGTAAGCACATGTCATTCATACTGACATAATGCTCACAATCTTCATGAACATTATTTTTCCCCATAATATTCCTTCCTCATTCTTTCCATATCATTTAAAATTCTTTGATTTGATGCTTCTGGACTTAAATCTTTTTTAAAATCTGCACAATTTAACTGATAATTCCTTTCATGTTCCAATGCTTTTCTAAAAAAATCTGGTGAAATATTATCATATTTTTTGTAAGGTATGTTTTTAATAATCCATTCAATAGCCATTTTTGGAGTAATTGTATTGGCGGTATCAGGTCCTATTTCATCTGCAGCTATAATGCATACTCTTCCATCGAACATATCGTCCGCATGATATTTGACTATGTCTAAAAAATTATTAAATGTAGATTTTGATACGTGTCCTCCGCAGTTAATTTCTAATAATACTTTTTTGAAGCTCATAATAAGTCTCCGTTATATTCACCGAGTTTTTTTAATTTTTGTTTTAATTCAAAGTTTTCTTTTTCAAAATTATGAATATAGTTACTTGCTTTGTCAGGTGATCTGCATAGTTCAGTGACTTCTTTTTCAATATCAGCATAATTTAAATTCATACTTTTCCATGTTAATTCTGTTAATTTCATGGTTAGTACACGATTTTCCATTTTTAAATGTCTGTTCACTGCTTTTAATTCTATGCTATGGATTAAATCGTTTTGTGTTCTTGTTGCTTCTATTTCCAGCATGTTTAGGATGCCACATATTTCTTCTAATGAGCATGTTTTGTCTGTGAATCTGTTTTTAATTTCGTTATTTTCAACATAATATTGGTTCATTCTAATTCAACTCCCAATTCCTCTGCAATATCCTTAATACTTATTCTTAATACATCATATGCTTCATATACTATTATATCATCTATATTTTCATTCATTTGTTGTATTGCATAATTGTAATGTTTTTTCAATTGTTCAGCAGTATCTAAACGATACTGAGCATCTCCATCCATAACTTCTTTGAGTAAATCACTTCTATCATGTAATCTGTTAAATTCATTGCACACTTCCTTTGCCTGAGGATATGTTTCAATCCAAATAGGTTCCAGGATATTTAGATTATCATGAATATGCTCATCATCAATGTAAAATCTATTTTTAGTTTTATCGGGTTCATCCAAATAGATTATGTGAACTCCATATGCTTTTGCAATATTATACTCTAATCTACAGCCTCTTGCATTTTCCCAACCGAAACCCATAGCAAGAACATCTGCCATACTCATAAAGAATATTGATTCGCTGAAACATTCTAATTCAGATTTTTCTTCAGGATTTTCAATAACGGAAGATATTATTTCACAATTATCTTCGTATTTGTCAAATAATAGGTTTACCATTTCTTTTTCTTCTTTTTCAATTTCTTCTCTTGTTTTTCCTTTCATTGGTCTTGAAAGCATTATTTTTATTTTTTCAGTCATAATCCCAATCCTCCCATATATATTCTCTCGCATGTCTTCTTCTTTCATTAGCTCTTACACGATTAATCATCTTAAATACATTATTATTCCTTATAGGATATTTACTCTTTTTACTAACTCTTTTTTTTACAGATGAGGATGTACTACGTAATTTTACACTATTGATTCTGTTTCGATGGAAATAATCATTAACAACAAAAGACGGATATGTCCGGTATTTCATTTTTTGAAATCCATGACTTTTAAAACGACTACAGTCATTTAATAATTTATAGTAACCTCTACTTTGTAAATAATAGATACTATGGGTTTTCCAGTATTCATGACTAAATATTTCCAATTCACTCATTCAACTTCACCTTCTAAAACATATTTTTTTATGACCCATTCTACGAAATCATCAATTGGAATAACCATACTCCAATCATCATACATTGATGGGTATGAGAATTGGATTTTTTCTTTTTTTAAGAATTCGGTTAATGTATCCCATTCTTTTTCTAATATTTCAAGATAATCTTCCATTGAAGTATCATACTGTAATGTTAGGATTAACCAATCATTATTAGCGTCAATACCAATATTAACATAAGCAGGGAGAATATATTTCTCGAATACTGCTAATGCTCCACTGAAGTTTCTTTTAAAATTAATGTATTGAACATAACCATTCATCACATCATCTTTAAAAATTAATTTAGTTTTCTCCATCATTTCACATCACCACTTTATCCCATATTATGCTCCAAACAATAGTTATAATACCCGCAGATAATGCTGCACCAACATAAAAATCAGGAATCATTCCATTTTGTGATGCACCAACTAATATGCAACCTATACATAACATAATATAATTAGTCATTTTACCTAGTCCTTTCACCTATAAGAAAACCCATATATGCTGCCATTGCACCTAATAAGAAAAATACAACCCATTCTACTTCAATCATTCTTTTAACTCCTTTTTCAGTTCATTTAATATACTAATTGCAAATTGCCTATTACTCATATCTAAAACTTTACCTTGTCTCGCATATGGATCATATTCCTGATTTATTTCTGTAATTTTTTTATCAATTAAATTAATAATATTGTCCATTAGTTTACAGGTTTCAACTTCTACAGCAACGGTTATGTCATCAACTTTTGATTTTAATTGTTTATTTTCTTTTTTAAGGTCAGTTAATTTAGATTTGTATTCTAATTTTTTAGTTAATTCATATGTGTGTTGTTTTTTCAAGGTGTCTTTTTCAATTTGTAGCTGCTCATTCTCTTCATATAAACGAATTAGTTCCTCACGAACAAACAAATCTTCAATCAAATCAATATTTAATCGTTTTTCAGTCATTCTTTCACCAACATTCTTATTCTTTTTTTCAAATCACTATTTTGTTTATGTAATTTCCCATTTTCTTTTTTTAATTTAGGGCAATATTTTTTCCAGTAATCTTTTTGAAATTGAAGTAATGTCTTAAAACTTAAATCATAATGATATTTCTGATGGTAATTATGATGACAATTATGACACATTACTATGAGATTTTCAATACTGTTATGCAACTCATCATATTTTGTAGTGTGGAGTATATGATGAGGTTCAAGATTTTTCTTGCTTTCGCAGATACAACATTTATCTTCCTTTTTTAGAATTTCTTCACCAACAGTAAATCGTTTTTCAGTCATTACACATCACCATCATTATACCACTTCAACATCATCTAATATATTATCAAAAATTTGCTTTAAAACTGTTTTGTCTTCTTTTATTAATTCGTACAATTCTGATGAAATTAATATAATAATACCATCGACACAATTGTTTTCTTGAACATTTAGTTTAACATCTACTTTTTCAGTCATTCTCTCACCTCTTCCAAAGGGCAAAATTTGAATAAATGTTCTTTTGGATGGGGTAGGTAGGTTTTATTTGCTTCAACGCAAATTTTTAATTTGTTGCATTTGTAGAATTCTGCTCCTATAATCAGAGGGTTGTTTTTAGATGTTTCTGTTATTCTTATTTCTTCGAAGTAAGGGCAGTATTCACATTCTTCGATTGTGCATAATTTTTTTGCAGTCATTCTATTCTCCTTAAATTTTGTAAATATTCAAATTCGCTACCATTAAATTCGCACTGAGGACAAGTATAATATTTTTCAAGTGTCTGAAGTTTAAAATCATTTTCACGGTGTTCTTCTGATTGCTTCTTTAACTCTCTTGATAACTCAGATATTCTTGAATGTAGTTTGCTAATTTGTTCAATAGCATCATCAAGATTAGAGTTTAAACTTTCATTCTCTTTTATCATTTGATTTACATAATCAATAAATCCCTGCATGTATTTTTTATTATCACCAGAAGTGCTAAATCTTCCATAATAAATATAAGGGTTATCTAAATCTTTAATAACAAATTCACATAGGTTATCTAAACCTATTATATGAAATTCACTCATTCCAAATCCTCCCTAAATTCTGTTATTCTCTTAAAACAAGGTATGCATAATGTTTCTTCATCATACACTACGAAGTGAGCAGTATGTTCTATTGGCATTCCACAGATTGCACATTCATTCATTCCAAATCCCTCAATGTTATTTCCAACTCTCTTTTACCAAACGGTGCTATTAATTCAAATACAATACTTCTTTCGGATTCAATACTTAGTTTATTTTCACATAACATTTTAGCAAAATCCTCTCCATTTTCAGTAAGGATTTCACCTAAATACTTTTTAAAACTAATTCCATTACCCATTGGTTTAATTTCAACATCAGTCATTCTTCTAACTCCTTTTCATATATACAATTCTTTTTTTTAAATCCGTCATTAAAAATCAAACAGAAAAATAAATACTTGCACCATCTACAAGTCATTCTTTCAACTCCTTTTCATAAGTACAGAGGTTTCCTTGTCGAAAAGGACATTTTGGACAACCAATATTAATACAATACCAATTCATAGTATGAGTCCAAGTTTCAGTCATTCTATCTCCTCTTCAATCGTTTAATATGTTCCTACAATCAGTAATTTTCTCATGCATTCGCCAAATATTAAGATTTTGTGATTCTACTTCTTCTTTTAACTCCTCTACCTCTTTATTTGCCCAAAACAAATCATGAGACAACTTACTATTCTTCAACCTTAACTGTCTATTCTCTTCATACATCCTATTCAATTCTTCACAAATAGTTATTGCATCTTTACGAGTATCCGCAAACGCAAAATGATGATTCTCCTTTTGAATTTCACCACGATAATTCACAAACAGATCAGTCATCAATAATACCTCCACATTACTATAAGAATATTAATGAGGAATAATGCTAATATTATCCTCATTATCATTCTTTTAACTCCATATTCATATTTTGTAACATGTCTTTAGAAACATGAATTAACTGAATCACTTCATCAAAATTATCCAACTTTGAAAGTCCAATATCTTTATGAAGAAAACCTATAAGTTCATTTAAAACATTCATAAAATCAGTTAAAACATTCTCAGCATTTATTTTACCAATATTCAAATCATTTAAAACTTTTAACAATTTATCCGCTGACTCTACATTAACTATGAATAGAAATTCACCATCTGGTTTAAAAATATTCACATAATGATAATCATCTGTTGATTGTCCGTAAAACATAGCCTCCGCATTATCAGTCATGAACTCAACTCCTTCTTCAATTCAACTATCTTCTGAATAGCATCCTGCACATCAGAATTATCCTTATACTCATCCCGAACAGTTTCAATTGCATTCTCAAGATTATTCAAATCCTCCAGATACCCACCACCAATTAAAACATCACAGGTATACTCTTCAATATCATCCAAACTCATATCATTCCAATCAAAATCCCTACAACCAACAACTTCAATTTTACCCTCATCAGTTAAATGAAAACTTACTATCCCATTCTTAAATCTTCGTTCATACACTTCACCAGTATTGTACCAGTTCTTGTCCCCAAACATTTCCAAACTTTCTTCAGATAATATATCATCTAAAGTTAAACCAAAGAATGGGTCAAATGGTTCTATCTGAACAAAAGCATAACTGTAGCTTGGCATTTCAAAATCACTTTCACTGGTTTGGAAAACTCCTTTTATTGAATAATATTCTTCACCACTACCATCACCTACGCTGATTTCCCATGATTGCGGGAATGTTTTCAATACTTCAATAAAATCTTTAACAGTTAATTTATTCCTTATATTCATTCTGAATCACCATCCACAATTCTGAAATATAATTCATTATCGTTACTCATGTCAAATTCAAGGTCATGAGTAGTTACTCCTTTAACTTCATCATAGCAAGATAATCTTATTTTTAACTTATTATCAAACTCACGGGACAATGTTCTAAATTCACCTAATCTCATTTTCCCTCATCTCCACAATATATGGTTCTTTCTTTTCCGGACAATTATCAGCTAAACCTTCTTTTATTCCACTATGATGACCATCAACATGACACATATACGGTTCAGGACTATTCATATCTAAAACACAAGAAGGACAACATTCACAAGGATAAATAATTCTGATTGCGGGTACTTTTCTGAATTTGTCTTTACTTGGAACAATAGCTAAACTGCTACGGTAATTTAAATAGTCACAATGGATTTGACCGCCATCATCGATATGGTTGACAATTCCGTATGTTCCTGGTGGAACTGGTGTTGGATCATCCATTTTGAGTAATTTTATAATTGTGCCTTTAGGGTATTTTTTACGAATTTCAGCTACTTCTTCTTTAGTTGGCCAGAATTCACTATTCATCAGGAATCCTCCTTTTTCATTATTAAATGAGGATTGGTATCATGGATTTTGTCCATGAACTCAACAACCAAATGTTCCTTACCAACATCTTCCAATAACTCCAACAACACATTAATTTTATCCATATAAGTATCTCCCATTAGTAAACCCTCTTGTTCGGATTTTAACTTGAGATTTTTATCCAATAAATCTAATATGCTGTCTACATAATCATCCTCAATATCTTGTATGAGCTCTTCTTTTTTATTCAAGTGGTCTGCTAATTGTTCAGCATCTTCCACAGTTTCAAAGTACCATTCAGGGAATTCATCTAACTTATCAGTCATAAGAACATGTACATCGTTCCCATCTTCCCATTTTACTTGGTATCTTTTGTTTTCATATTTTTCGGCTAGATGATTGTACTCATAAGATTCACAGGTAACTGGGTTATCATTGCAACTTATTCCTGCGGTATTATGGAAACAGTATTTGCATTTATTCTCCTTCATTCTAAATCACCGTATTTTCCTTTTTTATGGAATTTATAATGCATATATCTAAATAAACTAATCGTTAATCCAGTCTTTTTCATAATTTGGCATATAATATCCGAATTTATCGCAGAACTCCATTATTAACTTGGGAGATATTGGATGTTCATAATATCCACGTACTTTAACAATATTACGTTCAACATCAAATTCCACCATATCCGCTTCTTTTCCAAAGAATTCTCGTATTTTCTCTTCATATCTTTTAATGTCTTTTTCGTATCGTTCCTTACTATTTTGAATCTGATAATACCAGTTCTCCTCCATTGTTGTATCTTCGTTTTCATGGAATACTTGGAAGTCTTTTAATAATTCATCAATGTCCAAGTTGAACATTTCACTTAATTGTTGTTTTTCTTCTTCTGTGGGTACTTTTCGGATTGTTACTCTTATATCAGATTCAAAGAAACCATTACCTATTCCGGCATAATAATAATCGTCAACTTCTCCTCCAATACTTAATCTTCCGAAATAGAGTACCCATAATAAACCTGCAAAGGCCATTCCATTATTTGTTTCCGATAACTTCATAATGTCCCCATCCATATTCTGGTCTTTCAGTCATTTTTCTTTCTGAATCATGTATTCTTATTAAATCAGGAACCCTTTTACATATTTCAAAGATTTCACGATTTCCAATTCTCAAAGCATAGCATATTACTCCATTAAGGATCCGCCCAGCTTCAATTTCATCCTTAACAAATTTCCTATTTGTAAGTTTCATGTTCATATTGCATACCCCATTATTTCCATTGCTTTTTCTGCAATTTTCCGGTCTATTTGTTTGTTGTTGGTGTTGATTTCCACAACAACCTTATCAAGTAGTGAATCGTAGATTTCAACACCCGGAGTGAATTTTGAATCAATAATTTTATGCCTCGGACTCCTCATCTTCAATCAACTCGTCATCTTCAAAAGCATCTTCATCATATTTTAAACGGTTGAGAATGCGAATTTTTTTATCAGGTTCAACTAGTTCCATACCTAATGGATATACTGCATAATTTTCATATTCGCTTGTTTTGATTGATTCTCCTAATTTTTGTGTTATTTCATCAATGTTTTTGTAGATTTTACTTCCTCTTTCGTCAGGTATTCTTAATATTACTGCGAATAATACATCATAATTATTACTCATTTTTTAAACTCCTCTAATTCTTTTTCTAACCATTCTTTAAATTCATTAATACAAGATTCATCACCTAAACTACTTAACACATGATTACCGGTGTTATCATAGATGCTGTAGTTCATGCCATAATCTGGATTGCCTAACCATCTCTCTGATGTGATTATGAATCTGGTTACTGGTTGGATTAATGGTCTTTGATACCCAAACAGGCTTTCATAATATTCCTGCTGTTCTTTTGCTCTTTCCATATCCATACAGATTAGTCCATGAACATAACAAATCTTATCAATTATCATGGTTAATGGCATTCTTTTCAATGTATCTAATAATAATACAGCATCGATTACTTTACAGTATTTAATGATAAATCTTTGTTTCATTTCTTTGCCTCTTTGAATATGCTGCCTATTGGTGCAAAACACTCAACAAAAGCTGGTTCGGTATCCTCCCATAATTCTCCCCAATTGGTACATTCATATTCCTTATGGTCATACCAGTCACAGTCTTTATGCTGCTTGGTCGGGTGAATATGAAGATCATCTGGGTTGAGTTTCATTCTATCACTTTTTTAGCTGCTTCCATGTCCCCCTCATAAATATGGAGACTGCTTGAATTGTAGTTTATTCCCTCGAATTCAAGAGTAGGATAATTTTCTTTCAATGCTTCAACCAGTTTGATTCCGATGTAGCTGATGAAAAGCATATTTGATGGGAATGCACTGTAACAATCATTTGACCGGAATATCACGTGCAAGATTAACTTATTATTCCTTATGGTTGCTTGAACCCAATTCAAACAAGGAATGTGTTGTTCTGTTGCATCTAATCCGCAGTTATATAATGTTGCTACAGCTCGATTGCTTCCAGCATGTTCAAGTAATCTGTACTCCATGATTTCTAATTGGTTTGCATCTATTTCTTCATCAAATCTGTCAATAGCAGGATAACAGCATAATCTCTGAGGGTATGTATAGACGAAATCTCCTCCATCAATCATGTATGGATCATCAAGACTTTCCACATATTCAGCAAGTGCAAGGTCCTTAATTGGATATCCATTTATATTAAAAACCCCTTTACGAATCATACTGATAAACATTTTACTGTTAATATTTTGACCGCCGAATTGTTTTAATGGACTGTCAATAAAACAATGATTGATTAATGATTCTACGAGTACATCACCATCGTCTTTTTCATGTTCTTCTCCAGTTTCAATTATTTTCTTCAAAAATTTTTTCCATGCATCTTCAAGTTTCATTTGTCTCATCTCTCTTTTTCTCTTAATTCCTTTCCTGCAAGCAATCCTAAATATAAAAACATAAACCACATTGAAATCATACTAAACATATTCCTATTAACAGTCCAATCAACTAAATAAGAACAAATAACAGATATGCCCATACCTATGACACATATCAACATTATTTTAGAAATATCATTCATTTTCCATCACTTCCATAGATATGATTATTTCTTTTATTAGGAATCCTCTTAACACCTAATTTTTTACAGATTTCATCAACTTTATTCTGTTTCCAACCGGTGCGAACTAATTCATTCCTTACTTTCTGTGCATCTTCTAAAGTAGCATATTTTCCAAAATAATATGTTGAACGCATTCTTTTCTTTTTAATATAGAATCCATTTGATTTTTCTTCAATGTATTTACGTTCACTATCTGGATTAATGGTTTCAGGATAATTACTTTTGAATAGGGATTGGAGGTTGGTGCCATGTTTAACAAGACACTCTTCTAATCCCATTCCATCTCGTAAATCTTCTGTTATTTCAATTGGAATCATCATTCTAAATCCCTATCCATCCAATCATCACAGTATCCAGTTAAACTAACAGTATCTTCATATACCCTACAGAATCCTTCAGTTTTATTATCCGAATCATTTTCACAATGCAAACATGTTTCACAGCAAGGCACATTACTTCTTGCAGCTTCTAAATGCAATGGATATTTTGTCATAGGAATCTGCCCATAACTGCAATCTTTATGATTATCACAGAATATTTGTGCTAATGTTTCATCATCAACAAATGCAACATGTTCCTCAGTTTCATCTAATTTTCTGGTGATCTCAAAAACTGGTACTTTTTTAGCTTCTTTAATGTTTCTGTTTTCTGCTCTTAATCTTCTGATTATTTTAACATAATTGTTCATTTTACGTGTTAAAGTGTTAGCAACGTCTTTTGCAGGACAATAGTATGTTCTATCATTGATACTGTCCACTATGATATAGTGGTGGTTGTTTTCTAATTCAACCCAGTATTCTCCGCTCATTTTATCTCCTCTCCATATTTTGCTAATGTTTTCTCTACTTCTTCTTGTGTTGTTAAACCAAAGTGTTCATTATACTTTATTTGTGCATCAATAAAGTTTCTTAACTCCAGTAATCTGATATCGTATAATTCTTTTGGCAATCCATAATGTGCATCAGTCATTAACTTTATTAAGGTTTGTAGTGTTATTTTAAGAGTAATATTCTGAACTTTGATTTCAGTAGGTTTTATTCCGGAAATATTTTCACCTATAACTAATTTTATTGGTAAAGTCATTCCCGCAAATCCATGAACATGCAATATATCACTAGCCATTGAATCTGCATCACTCCAATTAAATTTACCTGCTTTAACATATTTTTCATAATTACTTGCATAACATAAATGTGATACAAATTGGAATGGTTTCAGGATTAGATCATCACAATGATTATTCATACATTGAACAATATCTCCATGCTTTAAACATTTCATATCACATTTATTCTTGTCTATAATTTCAGAATAAACACAATCATTACAACGATAAGTCATTCAACTCACTTCCTGCACATCCCTTTAAATTAAGCAAAATTGGATAAACCTTTTTACCCATATCAGTTAATTTATATAATCTACCTTTACGTGCTTCCTCATTAATACAAACAACAAGTTCTTTCTCTTTTAATTCACCTAAAACTTTACTAACATGATTCTGTCTAAATCCAGCATGATATGCAATGAATTTAGGAGTCATTGCATTATTCTTAAACAATAATGCAAGTGTTCTTTCACGATAACTTGAAATTAAAACATATGCTGCTAAACTCATTAACTCATCACTTGAATTATAATTCTGATTCAAAAATTCTGTTTTATTCATGCTTCCATCTCTACTATTAAATCATAATCCCAATTACAAGCTAAACAGATATCTCTTTCATGTTGTGCATCTTTGAGTTTATCAAATGAACCGAAGTATTGTTGTTTACCATCAATCTCTTTAATAACAAGGAATTTCCCTCCTTGTCTGCGGATATATTCTGTTGCTCTGAAACTTGGATTTGCATTCCAATTTTTACCCATGTAGTATGCTCTCCACATTCGTGCTTCTTCAAGTGTGATGAAACTACCCCAATATTGGAGCATTCCACCGATTCTTTTTCTTATTTCAAATCTCCTGTTCTTGTTATTTTGATAAATGTATGATGGGAGTTTTGTGAAAACTCCATCATAGTAAATGTATTTCACCATTCCCATAACCCCACTGTTATTGTGACTATTGGCAATATTTCACCATCATTTACAATATATTTGGATTTGTGTTTTGGACGAGGCAAATTAGAATTCATTAATTCTTTCATATTAACGTAGTAATCCTCATTTATCTCATCAGTAATGTTATTGTTCTTTAAAATGGAATTTCCAATATTCCTTAGATTCTTCATTTGGAATAATGACTTCCTTATGAAAGATACGAATACATTTGATACCAAATTCATTTTCAAAATCTCCTAAATATTTCTCAAATTCTTTTGTAGTTGAAATAATAACTAAATCTAATGTTATACTGTCACTTAATTCAACTGGTTGTAATAAACGGAGATTATGTTTATCAAACCATTCAGTTACTGCTGTTTTGAATTTTAATTCTTTACTGAATACTTCAGTTTTACTATTTAAGTAGTCATGATATAAACTCATAAAATAACATTCCTCCTTTCCTTTTATCGTCTGTGTTTTTTAAATTTAATCACATCATCAATTGCAAGTAATTCCATTAACCCTTTTTCACGATCACCAATTGCAGCTTCACTTAATTTCTGATGAACCTCCCGTGTAATTCTTACATGTGAATTGTTCGGACTGCAATCTTTCAAAGCATTATAAAATTTAACAGTACAAGGTAATGTATCTGTGAAACAATGCTCTCTGATAGTTACATCTAACCAGATAGTGTTCATTTTACCTGTACTTGTAAATTCAACAACTTTCATATCATCATATTCCAAATTACGGTAATCTTTCCATCCAGCAGGTTTGTAAATATAAATCCATTTTTCATTAAACCCATCACCATAATTATTCTCAGTTTTAACACTTCTTTTTTGAATGCAATCTAATACTCCATTAAATTTTTTACAGAACTTGTCATGCCATTCACGTGTCCAGCTATTTTCTCCAGGAATTTCAACTTCCAAATAGAAATTATAACCATGATACGCTGCTCTTGCTTGAATTGTTATGGAAATACAAGTTGGTTCAGCATCAATTGCATTCCAAAATTCATGTTCAAAACTTTGAACTTCATCATGCAATTTCCTGATTAGATCATTAAGATTAGTGAGAGTCATTTCTTTTCTCCATTATCATACATGCCACAGTTATCAAGAGGTTCTACTAATTCATCCATTAATATACAATATTTCGGATTTTGATAGTGTCCACAAGTTTCGCAACATTCAATCATTCTTTCACTTCCTTAAGAATGGTTTTAGTATGAATTAACTGTTTCAAAAAAGATATTCTTCGTTTAATATAATCAATACTCCATTCTAATTTTTTAAGTTCAAGAGATTCATCTGCCAAAGAATCTTTAACATATTTCTTACGGGTTTTATCATTGTTGCCACCGTATTTTTCTTTAATGACATCATAGTCAGTTTCAGCTTTTTCCTTTGCTGCATCTTCCAATAATTTTTCAGAAGATGTATTATAAGCTTCTTTTTTATTGTACAATTCAATTTCTTTACGGGATAATTCTGTGACAAGTCTGCTCCATTCATTTAAGTTTTCCATGATTGGAGCATATTCATCACTTAATCCATCAAAGAGTATTGTTACATGTTTTACCATGTTGCCGTTATTGTCTTCGATATAATCTACTTTAACGCTGCTTGCTTCGTCTTGATAGTATGGGTTTTGAACCCATACCATTACATCATCGCATTTACTGTCAAGTAATGCGTCTTTTAAAACTTCAAAACTCATAGTTTTATACTCCTTTTTCCTCTTCTTTTTTAGGTTCAGATTCAAATAGATTGATTCTGCGACCAAAGTATTTTCCATTATCTAATTCAAACCAAGGGTCTGATGGTTTGGCCATGATTGGTTTGATGAAATTCGGCCTTTCATTTCCTTTAAATTTAACCTGCACATATTCTGTTTCAAGTATATTAAACCCAGGCACATCTAATAATTCTAACAATCTTGGAATTTTCACTGGATTCATATCAACAACGGCAACTCCGCCAGTAGCTAATTTTAATTCCATTCTTACAATGAAATTAGGCATATCTGCAGCAATTGTGAAAAATCCAAGTAAACAACTTTCTATTCTTGCATTACAAATTGTTTCATTTTCCATTAGTTAACATCCTCCTTTTTACTTCAGTATCTGCTAATAATGTGCCGATTGTTTCCCTTTCAAAAATATCCTCAGGATACACGTAGATATCAAGGAATAATTTTTGCAATGCTTTTGCAATTTTTTCATCAGCAGCATTATTGATATGAACAAGAATTGTTCTTTTAATATCTACTTCGTTAATTTTCCTTTCAAAGTTTAATTTCTGTTTTAAATAGGAAATTTCATCTTTTTGACTCATAGTAATCCCCCAATATGTAAAATATTCAAAATACAGATAATTATTAACATAGCAGTAACGCACAAAAAGATAGTGGCAAATATATCCGCATACCTATTGAAAAATGAATTTTCATGTTTCATTTCCATTCTTTCAATACATAACTCCACTTTTTCTTTTAAGGTACGTTCATCATCTTTTGTGATTATTTCACGAAACTCTTTTGGTGTTTCATCTCCTAAAATGACTAATAATTCTCTTGGAGCATTTTCCATGTATTTTTTAGCATCACGTGCAAATACTATGAAACTTCTGCAACCTAAACCATCAAATAAATCAAAATTATTGTCTTTATCAGGTGAAACTAATACTACTTCTTCAAGGTCGTTTGTTGGGTTATAGCTGATGATTCCGTAGTATCCTGTTGTGAATTTTACCATTTTGAATGTTAGTTCAGGGTCCATGTTTTGTGTTTCAACAACTTCATAATCTGTCGGATCATATTCAATATTCTCAATTTGATTCATAGTCATATGGATCAACTCCTTTAACATGATACTTCGGAACTTCTTTTAATTCAAAAAAGTCATAATCCTTGATTAAAACTTCTTTAATAGCTTTGAGTAAATCATCATCGATTGCATATTCCCATATGCTTTTAACTCCATCAACAGTATCCATAACTTCATGGTTTTGGCTTGTTGACCTGATTAAGTCACGTCTTATTCTATAACATAGCTCATCAAATTCGTCTTCTGTGATTTTTGTTTTGTGTCCGAGCAGGTGTCTTCTGTTTTCATAGAAATCACCACTCCACAAACAATAAATGAACATTTTCAATCACCTCAAAAAGCAGAAGATTATTTAGCTTCCTCCAATAATTCTTCAAAAATGTTTTCCCTGGGTTTAACTGGTTGCCAGTTTAATCTTTCGTGGAGAATTCTGATTTCATTATTTTTCTTTTCAATGGTTTCATCCATTAGAGATACTCTTTTATGTAACGCTTTGTTATCTCGTTTAAGCTCACGATTTTCTTTTTCGAGTTCCCTATTTTCAACTACAATCTCTTCTTTTTTAATATTAAGTTGTTTATTTTTTGAAATGTTTAATTTAGCAATTTCCTCTTGAAGTTTTGATTGCTCATTATGATGTTTTAATTGCAATACTGAAATCTCATGGTCTTTATCTTTAATCACTTTATTTAATGACTTAATTTGACCATTCTTCTTGTTGATAGTATTGTTCATTTTTTGGATTGTTTTGTCTTGTCGGTTTACTGTAAATTTCAATGAAGAAATTTCATTTTCTAAAGGAGATATGTCTTGTTTAGGATTAAACTCTGCAGAATTCATATATTCAAAGCATTTATCAATTTCCTTGTTAATACCTTGTAATGTAAGTTTTGCAGTGACATAACTAGCAGTAGCTTCCTTTTTCCTTTGTTCTAACTCTTTTAATCGGTCATCAAAATACCCTTGTTGCATCATATTATTCCTCTTGATATTCTTTTGATTCAGAAAATTTGTCATAAGCTTTATGTAACCTTTCGAAATATTTTTCAGTATATGAATAATCCACATTATTTTCAATTAAAACAATTACTTGAGATGCAATCTCACAACACTCTTCAATATCCCTTGCATCAATTTCTAATTGTATCACAGAACTTTTCCAAAAGATACACCTAACATAAGGATAACCATGGTTACATTCCTCCACAGTAATATCATAATCCCATTCAGGATGTTTTTGTTGAAATTTTTCTTCAATCATTTTTAAAATCCTCCTTTTTAAAAAAAATAATGAAGAAATTTTATAATTTCTCCAATTCATCAACAAAATAATCCACAAAATCAAATAACTCCTTTTTTAAATCTTCAATAGACTTGTTATCCAATTTTGGAATTTCACAAATTTCATGAGGCAATCTTATTTTAGGTTTACGAGTTAAACTTAATCTCACATAATTACCCCATTTATCATATGCCCTGATAGTATTCCTTGCCACTTTCATTGCAGATTCAACATCAATAAAAGTTCTACCTAAATCTGCAATCACTCCATTATCATTAATAGGAACATAAATCCCTTTTTCAGATTTAATACATCTAACTTCTGCAGTAACTTTTCCATCTTTAGAAGTAAATTTCATTTCAGTGTCCACTTCATTAGATTCATTTATTTTAAAATATTTTTCTGCATCTGCAATATTTAAAATAAAATACTCATTTTCAAAAGCTTTTTCAAATTCTTCTTGAGTATCATACTGCCCTTTGAAAAAAGATTTTTTATATCCTTTGTGAGATATTTCAATTCTAAATTTTCCGTTTTTTTCTTCTAAACCATATAATCTGAATCCATTAATATATTCAGTAATGGTTTTTCTTTTACTGTCAGTCCTTACAGATTTATAATTAAATTCCATTTTTTTCACCTCAATTTGTATAATGTTTAGACTTCTCTAAACTAAATTAAAATCCTCCTTTTTTTGTTTTTAACTCATGTAAATCCCTATAAGATTTACTAATACTCTTCTTAATCACCGCTCTTCTAACCCTATTCTCCTTAGGATTAAAACCAACATAAAACTCCGAATAATCCTTATCTGGAAACTCCTTCTTTAACTCCATTGCATCATCATAAATCCTTTCCAACTTATTCACATAATCACGCTCCCACCTGATTTTACCTTTCAAATATTGGAAATCTTCATTTAACACACAATGATCCGGATGTGTGCAGAGGTCATGACCACTTCCAGGACAATAATAACAAGTGAACTCATCAACATGTTTATTGTGAATCCTATCCCATTTGCTCTGGGAAATTTCCTTGTTAATTTTTTTGTAGTCAATCATGCTGCATACCATCCTAAAAAAAATTTCATTGCCAGTTCATTGCCAAAAAAATTTGGCAATAAGAATCTCTCTTTAAATTGTTTAGTTTTGCAAAATAAGCCCAATGAAACCTTGTTTAAAAATTGGTAATTTTTCATTGCCAAAATGAATTTTTCATTGCCAAAATAAAACCAAGACTTCACAAGACATTACAAGCCAAACCAAACATTCACAAAGCTTATTCAAATTTTGATTGCCACATTGCCAAAAACATGTACATGAAATAAAAGAAGTTAATTCAAATTCATTAGCTTCCAAAATTCAATGACATTTTGGCAATGAAAAAAATATCAAAAATTGAATAAACTCATATCACTCCCCTTTCACAAAATAAACCATTTTCCATGCTTTTCTTTATTGCCATTTTTAATTGGCAATGAAAAACAGGTTTTGGCAATTTGGCAATGAAACAAAAAAACCATGAAAACAATACTAAAATTCATCATAAACCCCTCGTTTATTGCCACTACCAAAACTACTCCTTATCATAATCCAACCAAAAAGGTTTAAGAACATCATCACTCTGATTTAAAATACTACACTCCTCATCAACAATAACATCATTTAAAACAATATAATCCACAATATCAGATGGATATTCATACTCTAAACGACGCTTACCAGCATCAGATAAAACCAGCATCTCATTCTGATGAACCTCATCAACATGTTCCACCAGAGCATACATGTTACTCTTACCATGTTTACCAACAACTTTCAAAAAACCTTCCTGATTTAACTCAGTGAAATAACGATACAATGATCTCTTGGCAATATTGACATTACCCTCTTCAATATAATCATTAATAGTAAATCCAAAATCTTCACCAGAATCAAACTTATAACTTGAATCTGCTTGATAAATCCATTCATGACTATTTTCAACAATATCATCAAGTAATTCAGCTGCTTTCTTAGATAAATTCCTTGTAATACTAGCCATATACGGCCTAAGTAATGTAACAAAGTACTGTAAATCTTCAGGACTAGTGAAAATAACTTTTTCACCATTAATCTCATGAACTTCACGATTAGTACTATTAAAAGCAGTAATAACTTTCAATATCCCATTATACTTATCATAATCCCTTTTATAATATTCAGATGCGCCAATCAAATTCAATATAGCATCAGAATAAGGATTAACAATATTAATATCACTAAATTTATATCTTAAACCAAGAACCATTTTTTGAATATCTGTTTTAAAACTAAGCATAGATTGATATATTTGTTCTGTTTTACCCCCTTTTAACTCCAAATAAGATTTACGAGCATTAAACACTGCTCTATTATCAGTTCTAGGTGTGAAAATAAAACTACGAGATAACTCCTGACTATCAAAGTTATAATTTGGAACAGTAGTGTAAGTTAAACAAGGAAAACCTTTCAATATTAGATCAACAACTTGGAATTCCCCATCCACTTTTATTGTAATAGGCCTTGCCAAGTAACCGTCAGTCTGTAACTCTTTCAGAAGATTTTTTGTATCTTCAACCTCATCCTGGTCACTATTACCTCCAAGGTCCCCATATACTACAATTTTACCATCATAATATCTTTGATTTTCTTCAGCACGACGGAACATAGAAGCCATAGTAGGTTTCTTCTCATATCTAATGAAATCTTCAGGAATCATAGATAAAGCTACATTCTCAATATGAGTTTTCCCACTACTACCATCACCTAAACCAATAACACTAATCGGATTTTTTAGGATAACTTGACTACAATAACATAAGAAAGTAATCATGATATTAGTTCTTTCACCAGCAGTATACCAGTCAACTAATGACGCTGTATAAATCAAAGGCCTATATTGCTTATTGAAGATTTCTAAACCTTCCTCATAAGCTTGTTTGTTCTGAGCTAACTCTTCTTGTTCATTCTGTTTTTGAGTTTCAATTTCAACTTCAACATATTCATCAACAAAACTGTTCATTGCAACTTTCAGATCATCAAACAATTTGGTGACACCCAATTTGTTTAATGTTCCATCAGGGTTTAAGTGTTTCTTGATTTCAACTCCAACAGTTGACCTTTCAGTTATGCTTAATGGTGTTTCACCTTTTAATTCATTGATTAACTTCTTATCCTCATTAAAAAAGTCATATATACATCCTTTCTTAAAAGGAACTGGTTTAACTGTAAAACCATCAGCTAATTTAATCCCATAGTCAAGACTCCATAATGATTCAACTTCAGGTGCAGCTCCTAATCCCATAGTTTTTCACCCCCTGGTCCAGTTGATAAAAAATGTTAATCACCAACATTTATTGAATGCTGGTGATTTTGAAAGTAGGATACTCACTATCAGGAACCTCAACCTGTTCAACACTAACCCTTTTACCTTCAATGAATTCTGCAACATTTTTCAAGTTAATTTTCTTAATAATGTTAATTTCATTACCAGTTTTAGGGTCGATGAGACTTTTAGGGTCAACAATCATCATAATGCCGGTTACAAAATTCCAGCAGTTACGGTGGAAGTCAAATCTTTCATTTGGTTTTTGAATACGTGTGCAAATACCATTGTCTGAAAATTTAGGACAGTTTAAGTAAATGTCTAAGAATTCTCCAACTTCCACTTCATCATCAACCATTTTTGGTTCAACATGTTCATCAATTAAACGTACTCTGATTTGACTGTATTTTTTGACTACCTCTTTTCCATTGTTGTCTGTTTTAGTGACTACTGGGAAAAATTCAATATCTGCTTCACCGCTGAATGATTGTCCTTCTACCATATCAGAGAGGTAGTATCTTTTGTAGTCTTCTAAGTCATTTTCTTCTGTTCCTGTTTCCATTCCAAACATTTTGTTTAAGTCTGTCATTTTAAATCATCTCATTTTTTATTTAATTTTTTTTTAATTTGTCATACTTTCAGGCATTTCTTCATAAGGAGTACTGGAATAGCCTGCTAATTCCATAATCCATGCTAATGATAATCTGAAGGCTTTACCAGTTGCTCTGGTAATTGCCATACTGTATACAGCATGTTCTTCTTTCTGTCTACCGGCTGAAGTTGCAATAGCTTCACCTTCACCAACTTTATTTCCACGTCCATCAACTAATTCAACTTTGGCTTTGTAACCGTAACGTGATTTAGTTGGGAATGGTTCCACGCTAATGATATCTACTCTGATACCAATCATTGTACCAAGTGTACTCCAACCTGATACAGTAACGTAATTATTGTCACCAATGCGTTGAATCAAATGTTGTGATTCAAGTACTGATTTTAATGCATCTGCTACACGTGTAGCAATAACTACACGGTCTGCAACACTAATCATAGGATTTAAAACATCCGCATCAATCAGTTGATTTTTCCTTTCTGGGACTTGGATCAACTCACCCTGTTCATCAAGGTTGTTTTTAACATGTTCTTCAATACTGTCATCAAGAACAGCATCAAATATTTCCTCATCAGACGGGTCATGTTCTGTGATTACTTCAACTTTTGCCCCACCAGTCTCACTAAAATCAATTGTGTCTTTATGCAATTGTTTTTCCTCTTTAACTTCTTCGACAATGATTTCATTGTCAGATTTTTCATCTACAGTAAAATCACCCATTTCTTCAAGGGTGTTTTGTACAGTTGTTGGTTCTTCTCCCATACCCATGATTTATTCCTCCATTAAAATTTCTTCCTCTTCACGAATCAAAGGAGTTTCAGACTCCAAAATTTGATAACAATAAAATTCTAATACGATTCCTTGCGGTAACTCTTCCACATCATCTGCTAATCTCATTTTACCTTTGAGATGAGCTACAAGCAATACATCATTTGGTCTTAAACTAATATGCTCAGGATTATAATCAACTCCAAGAATCTTTGCAAGATTCTCTTGATTGATGCAGGAATGAGCGTCATAACATAAGAATTTAAATTCTTCTTCAGTTAATTGATGACAACGCATATCCCAATCCTTAATTGATACCATATTAGGAGACCATGAAGTTCCTATAAATTTCATAAAAAAATTCACCATCCTATAACTTGATCCATAACAAGTTTCTCTTCACCTTTGAGATTAGCAGTTTTTGCTGCTAATCTTTCATCAAAGGTTAACCCATCTACTGGGTTTCCGTTTTCATCGAGTTCCTGGTTACTGTCCCAGCAACTGATAATCAGTTCAGTCATGTCATCGCATGCCTTTTTAAATTTGTCACTCATATTAATCACTCAATTAAAATCATATTATCTTGTCCATATGATTATAGACAAGACCACTGTCCACAGCTGAAGGGCCAATGCTGACTATGGCCACTACAAGTACAATAATGAATAATCCTAAAAAGAATAATCCTAAAAAAATGTAGGAATATTTCTTTAAAGTACAATTCAGTTTCTTAAGATGATCTTCACGTGTTGGTTTTTTCCTGAGGTCATGAACTGGTTGTACAGTTCTTGCACCTACAAGTAACACAATTAACATTTGGATAAATTGGAATATTGGGTTCATACTTCCACCTCTTTACAGTAATCCATCATTACAAGATGACCGGATACAGATTTGCATAATGCAAAATCCCCATTACCTGCATTGTTGCAGAAATTATTCTGTTTTTTTGCAGCTTCAATTCCTCTGTCTGTTTTCACACAGACAAAGGATTTTTCTGTTCTGACAATTGGTAACCATTTCATATTACCACCATACCTGTGGATTTGACCTTATAATTTCAAGGTTTTCCTCAAAATTAGTCATGTCATCTAAGAGACTAGGACATAAAAGTACGGATTCTGTTAAAGATGTTGTTGATACGCTGTATCTTTGTAAGAATTCAATTTGATTCTTATCATTACCCATTCCACGTAAAAATTCGTATACTTTAACTTTGGCTTCATGTCTTGGTAGTTCTCCATCACGGATTGCTTCAAGTCTGTCGACTTCCCATGTGAGTTTGCTGATTTTTTCTTCCAATCGGAAGAATTCATCTTTAATGTCAGCAATTCGTGGGTCATCGAAGTTGACTTGATCCATTATCCATCTTGGGTAACTGCTGATTGTATCTTGGACTCTGTATCCTATTTCTGCAGCTAAGTTATCTCTTTTGAGATTTAATGCTTTGAGAGTGGAACGTTTTTGTTCTAACTCTGAAACTTTACGGATACTTGCGGTTTCCATTTCAAAAATAGTGTTGAGGGATGACATTTTTAGTCATCCTCCAGGTAACTGCCCATTGCATTTACAAGTTCGTTTTCATATTTTTCACTTGCTGATTCTGCTGCTAAGAATTCACGTAGTTCCTTGTCGATTGGTTCCATGGTGTAGCCAAGGAAATGTACATTGTCGTCAAAGAGTTTTGTGACTTTCATGCCTGCGAGTTCTGCTAACATTGCCATGAAGTTTTCAGTATCGGCTTCAGCATCGTCAGGTTTTTCCGCTACGCATAATCTGGAGAAACCAGCATATGAATCTTCAATGTCGATTGGTGCATTGCTTACTTTTCTTGCTTCTTTGATTGCGTCTGGTATTTCGTATGCTGCACCGATGGTTTGATCTTGTTCATCAACAACATGGAATTTGCTATCGTTTTGGAATTTTAAAAAGAGTTTGGAGGACATTTATTGTTCCTCCTTAAAGTAAGTGGTTCTGCCAAGTGTTGTTACAGGTTGAATTCCTGGGATAATTGTTAATCCCATTTGTTCTGCTAAATGACACATTCCATTAAGACAGGTGTCCCAGTCAATTTCAATAGTTCCAGTTACAACATTGTCTTCACCAACAATAAATCCGATTTGTTTGTTAAATTTGAACATATTGGTTGGTTTGAATTTGTTGCAAACTCTGTATACTATGAAGTCTGCTCCTTTAATGTTAACATCAAAGGAACGAATAGTGCCGTCTTCGTTAAAATTAGTACCTGTTACTTGGTAGTCTTCAGGGTGGTAATTCATGTTTAAGCACCACCTAATAAAGATTTAGCTAATGCATGTCCTGCTTCTTCTTGAGCTTCAGGAGATAAGTCCCAAAGTGTTACGTTTTGTAACTTTTTAGTTAAAGCAAGGTTTTTAGCTTTGAATCTACGGTTTTCTTCTTTTAGTTCTTCAAAAATAGATTTACATTCATCATATTTGATTGCTTTATCAAATAGGTGGAGTAATCTTTCTTCGTCTCCGATGGCTTTGCCATCTATATATAATTTCTGATTTTTTATTTCTAACAATTTTATCACCTTGTGAATATTCAAGGCGAGTAAAAACGGTTTTTTTATTGAGATAATTTTTCTTTTAATTCAGCAATTTCCTTTTTAAGTTTAATGTTTTCTTCAACAATTGAATCAAAAGAAGTAATATCTCTGTTCAGATTGTGTCTAAATCTACTTTCCCTATGGAATCTATTAGCATTAACCTCAGATTGAAGTTGTCTGTTCTTTCCAGATAATCTATAAATAGAATGTTGTAAATCTTCAATATGTTGATTTAAAAGAGACACTTCATGTTTTAATGCTGCATTATCGTCGCATAGTTTAATGAAAGATTCTGTATCAATTTGAACATATTTAGTATCTTTGACCATTTTATACTTCCTTGTAGGTTTTCAAGAATTTCAATCGTACTGGGAATACGAATGCAATTCTAATAATAGATTAGATTTAATAGTATATAAATGTAACTACTGTAACTATCATAACTATTATAACTATGAAAGAACAAATAGTATACTATGAAATATACTAGTAAAGTTAATTATGCCAACAAGAATAACACTACTCTTAAAGCAGTCATTCCCGCCGAGATTGCAGAAACATTAGGGTTATCTGCAAATGATACTATAAAATGGATTGTAAAAAAAAATGAAGAAAATCCAATAGTAATTATTGAAAAATTAATATTGTAATATGATTATTCTAACACCTTTTTTAATTAATCCTTTTTGAAAAAACAAGTTAATTTAGTTCAGATAGCTATCGCTAACATTGTAAAACTTCGCATTCTGTCTGCGACTATTTTAAATTTTCTTATATATCTTTTGAAAGATAAACAAATATTTAAATAGTATTTGAAACATAAATATCTATTGGTTATAAGAATCATTTTATCCTTGTAGGTTAACTTGTTTTTTAATAACCAGTGAAATAAGATATTGAGGTGCTGGGAACGCCTATGAAATATCTTTGTTTCACGAATTATGTATTTATTAAATTTATTTTTTCCAACATTTATAATTTTGTTTTACAATATATTTTCATGAAATTCTATTGTAAAATTTCACCACTGGTGAATGGTGATCTATATTCTGTGAGATGATTTCATTAGTGGTTAATAATAGATTAGTCAAATGAATATATAAACCTTTTTATTTAATTAAAATAAACAATATTTAATAAAATTTATTATAAAATAGTTAATTGTCTACTGAAAATCGAAAAAACACATGGCTTATAGATACAAAAAATCCATGAAAAAATAGTAAAATGTATAAAAAAAAATTTACAAAAAAAATAGTGAAAAAATAAAGAAAAGATGAAAATAAGAAACTAATCATTCCATCTTTAAATATTCATTTACAACACTTAAAATACGTTCTTTATGATTATAAATTTCAGAAACATTTTCAATATCTACCTTCTCACCTTTCTTACCGCCGTTAGATGTAAGAGTAATTTCATCGTAGAATTCAACACGTAGATGATCTTCATTATTGAAATAAAATCTCACAATTGGATATCTTTGATTGTTGTCGTATAAGATATTGCAGTAATGTTTCCTGTCACGAATTGCTACTTTATCCGGATCAACAATTTCAGAAGCAATAGACCTGACAATGAAATAACCTTCCTTCTCAATATCAGTAGTGATAATTCCATCTTCAGAAATAATTTCTTCTTCAGCTTCGATATTATTATTGTCTTCCTGCTCTTCCTCATTACTTGCCACAGCATTTGCTAATGTTTTGTTGACTCTTTCGTTAATGATTTCATTAATTGCAATGCTAATGATATTTCCGAATTTTTCTTTTATTCCAGGAGTTAGCTTTCCATCGTAAACTTGGCGCCCTATTGCTTTTATGAAATCATCGGTTGGATTTTCAAATTCTGACAATAAAGTTTTTTTAATTGAGTTACGATATTTAAGGTTGTCTGCTCTGGAAACAACTTCATCAATGTCAAAGTTAACTTTTTTGAATTTTTCAAGTTCTTTCATATCTTTTTTGGTTAGGTTTAACAGATCAATGTCGAGGAATGGTTTTTCATCCATTCTGTTGTTGTCTTCTCCGGTTGTGAAGAATTTGTATTCTACTCCATTTGTGAGGATTCCTATTTGGATGTCTGTTATGCTGAAGTATCTGTATAGTTGTGAGATGTTGTCTGTGGTTAGTTCATTGGATGCTGATTTGCATTCGATGAATACTAATGGTTCTCCGTCTTGGAGGATTGCAAAGTCTACTTTTTCTCCTTGTTTTGTTCCAACGTCTGCGGTGTATTCGGCTTTTACTTCTGCAGGATTTGTTGTATCATAACCCATTAATCGTAAGAATGGAGTTATTAATGCGATTTTACTTGTTTCTTCACTGTCTATGTGTTCCAGTTTGTTTGGAATTGTTTTTGAGAATTCTTTTATTTCATCTTCAAAAGTCATAGTTTCACTCCATGAATTTTTTTTATTGTATCAGTATGTATTATGTTTATTGTTTGTGAGTATAAATAGTTAATAGAATTTTCTATTGGATGTGATGCTGCATTGTTGTTGAATAGAATAATATTAATTATAGTATAAAAAGTATTACTCTATTTTTGAAAAAAAATAATTAGAAGAAAAAAATAACACTATTTCTTCTTAACAACAATCTTAGATGACTTCTTAATCAAATACTTACTATCAGCACTACTAATCTTAACTTTATGAGTACCAACTTTCAAGGATTTTGTACTTAACTTCGCAACACCTTTTTTGTTAGTAGTTAACCTATATGTCTTAACCTTTTTACCAGTCCAAACCTTAACATTCAACTTCAAACCTTTCACCAATTTATTACCATTTTTCACAGTAACCTTGAAAAACTTCTTGGCCTTAAATTTCACCTTAACAACAGGTGCTTTCACAATAGGTTTGATAACTTTTGAGGTCCCACTACCTGAAGTGGATGGAATATTTTTTTCCTGAACAGTAATTTGAGTATACTTACTAGTTACACTATCACCATACACATCAATTTCAACACCATGAACACCAACAGGAATAACAGGATTATTAATCTTAACAACACCCATACCATTACTGTCAGTTGTACCATAATATGAACCAATAAAATCTTCACCAGCTTGATAACCAATAATTACCTGAAAACTAGCGCCACTAACAGGTTGATTGTTATTGTGAACCTTGAAAGTATACTCATATTCCTGAGTAGTATACTCCTTAGTAACCGGATCAACCACAATAGTATTCTCATCATCACCAATTATTTCAGATTCACTTTCACTTATTACACTATTATCCTCTGCAGAGAGTATGTTCTCATTAACTTCTTGATTAGTTACCACATCATCAGCGATATTTTCACTTGCAGCAACTTGACAAACTCCTAATGTTAAAATAAACAACGATAAAATTAATAATAATATCTTCTTATCATGTTTCATTTTTAATCACCACTAATATACTATTCTGATGAAGATATTATATTAAATTTATTCATAAAAAAACGTTAAAAAAAAGGGGTAGTTTAACCAGGAAAATAGGGCATTAAAATAATTTTTTATTCTTTTATTTTTAAATTAAATGGAGAGAATATTCTATTTTTTTCTGTATATTTATTCATGTGATTTTTGAGTGAAACTATAATAAAAAACACAGATTTACAGTTCTCTCTGAGTATAAAGAAGAGCTTTATTAAGAAAAAAAAATATTTTATTTCCTCCATTTAGATAAAAAAATAAAGAATTTTATTATTTTTTTTCATAACATCTTCTTTTCCTGGTTAAACATTAATTTTATTATTTCTTTTACTGTATTGTAACAAATGAAATTTTATTTTTCACTTATCCTTTCAAGAATACTTTCACGAGTAACTGGTTTGTCATCTATCTCATCCAATCTTTTTTCAATAACATTCATACGAGATTCCATTTCCTTAACTTCAGACTCTTTCTCATGATACTTAACTTCCAACTCTTGATATTCTGGACTCTTAATATCAATATTATTAACATTTTTCTCAATAAGCAAACATGGGAAATGCTCAACATATTTTTTCAAAAGTACAGTTGGATCATCTAAAAAATAAGCTGCTCTTGTAGTTGACTTGGTTCTGCCTTGCAGCGCATCAATATCAGATTCACTCATACCAGATTTCCTGAGATGATTTGAATGAAATTTACGCATCATGTGACTGCGGAAACGATTAAAACCATCACTTGCTTGACCAAAGTTAAACTGGTCATTGTACCGGTAATATGCAACTGGAATGTAGTTTTCTTCTTTGTCAAACAATTTATCATCGTCTGATAAATTAATAAGTTTCAAGGTTCCGTCTTCAAGTGTTTCTACACGGTCTGTTAAAAGATATTCAACAATTTTATCAACTGCTTCTGGAGTGCAGAAAGTGTAATAATATTTATTGGTTTTTTCTCTTTTCAGTTTAAAAGTAGGAATAACATTGTCTAAATCTTTTAAGATTAGTAATGCTTCGATTATATCGTTTTTTCTATGGAATGGGTAGGTTGCTTTTTTGAATTGACCTATAGTCATTTCGATTGTTTCTTTTCTTGCGCATCCGGTTGATATTTGGAATATTAATACTGCTTGGAACCATAGTGGTGCAACGTGTAATACTTGGCTTATTTCTTTGTGTGTTAATAGTTCGTCGAAAGTTACTTCCCCGGGGATGTGGAATCCCCGTGGGTTAACTTTTGTTAAGTCTCCTATTTCGATTTCAAAGTATTTGTATACTGCAATTACTTGTGTGAAATATGTTGATACTGTATTTTTTTTGTAGTTTTGTATTAGGTAGTTTCTGAATTGCAGTAGTCTTTTTTTTAGTGTTCTACGTTTCCATCTTACTCCTTTTTCTTCTTCTGTTTCTGCTTCGTCTATTAATTCTTCCATTGTTAAACCATGGAATTTTGAGTATTTGTTTATTGCTCTGGTGTAGATTTCACGTGTTTTTGGATCATGGTTTTTTACTAGGAAGAATTCTTCGAGCAATTCTTCGTTTCTCATGTTTTATCTCTCTATGTGTTATATTTATATAAAGTATTAGAGAGAGCATTTGATAAGTAATGTTTATCATATTTTTGGACATATGGTATATATATTATTGGGAATATGATAAACTATTGTATGTGCTTTTTTTGTTTATCATATTCGTGGTAGTATAGTATAAATATTGTTCGAAATATGATTAACTTTGCTTCTCTCTAACGGTTGTATTTTTTGTGTTTTGAGAGATAAATAGGTAATTATACAGTGATGTACTTTTTTGTACATCATTGTTTATCATTAACAATTGTTATACTACGCATTAGAAATATATAACACATGATATAAAAACATTATGATTTCAAAATCAACATCTTACCCGAAAGATCAACTTCCAACTTATCAACAATAACATGAGAAATACCATCCTTATCATGATACTCCACACTAAAATCATCAGGCAACTTATCAACAAAATCCTTTAAATCTCCAATAGTCAAAACTGTCATGTATTATATATTATAAAAATAATCCTAATAAACATGTTGAAAAACCATCATGAGGATTAAAAAAAAAGTAAAGTTTAAGACCTAAATATACCTCATGATGAAAATTCAACTTTAAACCATCACCAAATAGAATTCAACCTACGTACCAGGTAGGTTGACAATTAATACTATCCTCCTTAACCTATATAAATAAAGTGAGAGAGAGCATTTGAAAAGTATTCATAAACAATAAATAATAATATTATGTATCACAGTAAACTATTCACAAAATTTTGTAAAGACCGAAACGTTAAAAAAAGCACCAAAAAAGGTTATGAATCCGCATTAAAAAATTATACCCGATACCATAACCAAACAATTGAAGAACTAATACAAGAAGCCCAAACTGATGAAAAAAACAAAATAATCCTAAAAGATAGAAAAATCAAAAAAAGATTACTCAAATACAGGACCTATTTATTCAGCAGCAACAAATCACCAAACACAATTAAAACATACTTCACTAGGGTAAAAACATTCTATGCTCATTTTGAAATTGAAATCCCAAAGTTACCTGATGCAAAATATGATAAAATCTATGAAACCAACTACATGGACCTACCTACAAAAGAAGATATCCGCAAAGTATTAGATTTGGTAACAGTAGACCTCCGCAGCATAATATTATTCATGTCATCTTCAGGAACTGCCAAGGCAGAAACATTAAGCATTACCATAGAACAATTCATCAATGGAACACGTGACTACCACAATGGTGGAACCATCCAACAAATACTAGAAACATTATCAAAAAAGAATAATATAATTCCAACATTCTATTTGAAAAGAATCAAGACAGATAAATACTATTACACTTTCTGTTCCCCTGAAGCTGCATCCGAAATCGTCAAATATCTTCAAGTCAGAAGTGACTTGAAACTTGATGATCCACTTTTCAACTTCACACCAGGAACATTATTAACTCGATTCCAAGAAATAAATGACCAACTCGGATGGGGATTTAAAGGCAGTTATAGGTTCTTTAGAAGTCATACCTTACGGAAATTTCATGCAAGTAATATAGGATTATCTGCTGAATATATTGACAGTTTACAGGGCCGTAGTAAAAATGAGATACATGAAACATATATTAAAACCAATCCTGAAAAGTTAAAGGAAATCTACCAATCCGCAATGCATAATGTAATGATATATAACAAACCACGTGAAGAACATGTTACTCAAGAATTCACAATAGTGATTAATGTATTCTTATCAGGTAAAGAGTATAATATAATTTAAAAAAAAATAAGGGCCAACCATACGAACTTAATCGTACAGTTGACCCCTAATTTATATAAATTCTTCAAAAAAAAAGAAATTGGATAGTTAAGAGATTACTCTCATTTTTTTTATGGAATAATAATATTATCGTTCTTTTTTAAATAAACTAGGTAATTTCATAGTTTCAAAAAAATATTTAGTTTTACATCTCGTATTCTTTTCGTATTCTCTACTACTTATAATACAGATGAATCCAAAAAGTTTCTTTTTTTTGTTGAATTTACATTTATAATATTAGAAATTCATTTTATCTTATTGTAACTTTTTTAAATCGGCTTCTAGTAATGCAATTTCCTCTTCAATCTCAGCATGTTCCTTATCAGAAGTACATACAATTAATCTATGATTCAAAGCTTTGATTTGAGCACGAATTATATTTCGTTGAGAGGTTTTATTCAGTACTTTGGTTTCCATATCACTCAACATAATATTTAATCTCCTTTCCTCTAAAACAATATTTTATTGAACATAGTTTTTATATACTCTTTCGGTTCTATCTGAAATATCATGCTTATGTCTTTCTATATTTAATGCGACTTGAGCATCTAATACTTCATCAGTTAAACCTTCCTTTTCGTATTGTTTATTAATTTTTCTTTGTCTATTTCTAAATTGAACTCTTTTCACAAATTTTGATAACTTGTTCATTTATTTTCCCTCCATAGAAAACTAATTAACCATTATACAGATATGCTACACTTTTCTGACTAATACCATTAATATATCTTTTCTGTGTACTTTTTGTTCTGGTTTCAATATAACCACAATATGTGCCTGAGCCGCAGCTGTCTCCCAGACTGTTTAAGATTTTTAAATCATCACTAACAGTTTTAATGACTTCATAATGACCCCATTGGTCACGATAGAGCAAATGGAAAAATACTGCTCCTTTACTTATCATGGTTTTGATTTTATCCCATGATAATTCAGAGAAGTTGTACCAACTGATCTTAACATTTTTACTGTATTTTTTGTTGAACATTGCAACTGCAGTATTAATACCTTGATGTCCGGTGCCGTCACTGGTAGTTGAGGCCCATCCTGCGATTGTTTTTTCGGATACTTTTATTCCAGTTAGGCGATAGAATGCTTGTTGTAGACTGTTACATGCACAGTAGTATCCAGTGCATTGGCCCATTCCTGAACAACCATGTTCTGTTAAATATTCATGTAATTTAGGTATTTTTTCATATGAAACTTTTATTTTACTTGGATTTTTTCCATGTTGTTTTCTGTAAGAAGTTAATGTTTTTGCAATGTTTCGGTATGATGCTCTGTTGTATTTGTTAACTCCGCTTGAACCCATGACATAACCAGGTAAATTTTCTTTAGCAGTTTTGCTAATAACATCTTCCATGAAACGGCTGATATATTCATCATGACCGTAATCTGTACCGTTCTTTTTGATTAATGCTATAATGTCTTTGTAACTTTTTTTCTTTCCGTTAATGGTTATACTATCTGAATGTTTGAATGATTTGCCGGATTTAATTAATTTGTAGGCTACTCTGCATAATACATTCTTACAACCTTTGTAGCTTAGTTCTTTTGTTGCCATAGTTTATCACATCCTTTTTTTAAATTTTTAAATATTATTTCTTCCAAAAAAAATGAATTTTCTATTTTTTATGTTTTATTCATGGAATCATCAGCAAATACCTCCTCAATACAGATTAAAGTTAAAGGAAAAAAACTTGTTGAACAATTAAACAATAATAAAATAAAAGTATATGTTATAGATGGAACTCATGTTTGTATTGGAATATATGGTGATTCATTTACTTTAACTGGTCAAAATACCACGATTGGTACGGTAAGTAATCTATACAAACCATTAGCAAGACAAGTAGTACTTGCACATAACTCCATTAATTCAGATAAGTTGTTCTTTTATGAAACAGGTGAGATCATATATGTGAGACTTACTGGAAGTGCTACAACTGGTACTGTGAATAGTGGATTTTATTGTCCTTTGTTAAATCCATTGTATTAACGTACATATTCAGCAAGTACTCAGAATACACAGGTTAATGTTACTGGATGGAAAAGAGTAGTGTATTACAGTAACAATAATAATAATTTTGAAATTTGGACTGACGGAAGATTAGCCACATATATTGTGAATACAAATAATTTCTCTGTATCTGCTAACGTTTCTCAAACATTAACTTCCTTTGATAATAAATATGCTCCAATATATGTAGTTGGAATAAAAACAATTAATAATCATCAAAAAACTGCAGTAATAGTTGATAATCAAGTGTATATACAATCTACAGATACTGATGGTAATATGTGGGGTACTGCAACAGTACTATTAAAAAAGTCACTATATTAACAATATTATTCAGCAAATAATTCATCTATCCAAGTAAAAGTAGGAGGATGGCAATCCCGAGGAACCATTGCAACTGGTGTCAAATTATATGTAAATGGAGAAACAAGAACTGCAATGGTAACGGGAGTTAATATATCTCTTTCTGCAGGTGCTGAGGAACAGACTATTGCTGAAATTCCATCTGCATATGCTCCTATTGAAAGTACAGTTACAGGAACTGCATTTAATTATGAAAGAGTAATGGTTAGAACTAATAATCGAGCGGTTAATGTTTATAATTTTAATAAGAGTATTACAGGATTATCATTTACTATTCTATATCCTTATTAAAATAAAGAATCTCTTCAGCAAATACTGCATCCATTCAAATTAAAGCGGATGGATGGAGAACCATCTCTACTGCTAAAGGAACATTAGAAGTTAATGAAGCATTACAATTAGCTCATTTTACATGCAGTGAAAATGTTAGCTTCCCTACCACTTCATGGCAGTTTATTGAAAAAAATAATATCCCTTCACAATATAAACCATCAAGATACATAAATGATGTTAATTTTATAGGTAGTGGCAATCAGGTATATGCTGCGCAAATCACTAAACAAGGTCATGTAATGGGATACTCCAATTATGGGAACGCTCTTATTACAATGGATGTAACTTGGAAATATTAAAACTAAACTTCTATATTCTATTGAATTATTCAGCAAATACCCACAACACAATACAAATCCTTGTAACTGGATTTAAACAAGTACAATCACTTGAAAATGATAAAATTAAAGTATACTTCAACGGAAGAACAGTATATATTGATATATGGGGAACATTCAACATGACAAGTGGAAGTGTGGGTACAATAACCACAATATCTAAAGAATATGCTCCAAAAGGTAAAGGAGGTGTTTATTCAAGTCCTTATCCTGCAGGTTCTGAAAAAGTATTTATCAATTCAGATGGTCAGATACAATATTATCCTGGTGGATCAAACAAAAGCATTTATGCAACATTACAATATACAATAAGTTAATATTTCCATTGTAACGTAGCATAAACCCCCACATTAGTTATTGCAGATCCAGTATAACTATATCTAGATACTTTCCCATTCTCGTTGACTTGAACAATTGCTCTATTCCCTACAAATATATGACTAACAACGGGGGTAGCTGGTCGGTATCCTGCAGGCACTACAAATCCTCCGAACTCTTCGGGGTTTGCAGTAATAATTGTTGATGCAATATGAATTCGGAGTTCACATAATTCATGATTATATGAGAAAGTATAATCAGAATTGTTTGTTGGTGTTTTCCAACCTTTAACATTAATTTGAGTTTGAGAATTATTTGCTGAAAACGTGGTTAATCCCCAAGTGTCTGCAGTATAACTCAATTGAAAAGTACCATTAACACCAGTTGTTCCAGACTTCCAAGTCGAGTTATTCTTCAAGACAGGAACAGTCACACCAGTCACTGGTCGACCTGTGGCCCTGTTAGTAACTTTCACTGTAATATTAACACTACTGTCAATATTCACATTATATGCTGAAGCTGTGATTTGATAATCATATAAATTAATAATCTGACTTACCGGATGAGTGTGACTTGCTGGAGCATAAGCGGATAACTGTGAGACTTTTGCAAAATCAGAAGATACGAAACCGGATAGTTTAGTTGCATTAATTTCTTTAGATTCATTAATATTCTCAAGTATTTCCTCTAATCTTTCCTCTGTGAAATATGTTTCATCAATTACTGCTAATTGTGCCTGCATTTCTGCTAATGTTTCAGCATTTGCTACACTAATACTTCCGAGATTATCTCCGCTTGTTGAGATAACAGTTACTTCTGCTCCGATGATTCTTCCATCATCTTCGCTATATGTTCTTACATTAAAATCAACCATTGTTACCACCTTTATACTTTGTATTCTATCCAGTTTTGTTTAATTCTTACTTGTTTATCCGTATTCTCTCCTCTTGTTGCAGTATAACCAATAGCAATACCTACATCTTCAAGGTTTGGAGTATAGATTACTTCCAAAGTATCATTTGGGTTTAGTATTGTACTGTAATCATTATCATTGATTATGTCAAAGATTATTATTCCTTTTGTATAATCTACTGTGAAATCAGTATCCTCTACAAGTTCTATTTCATTATCAGTATCCTTATTCAGGATGACGCTACGGATAGGGTCGACTGGTGAAACACGTAACGGTACTTGACGAGTTTCAAGTATTGAGTCACCAACTATGAAATCCTGTTTGAAATAATCAATAACTAATGGATTGTTAATATACTTACCAGTACTGCTATTGTATACTTGACCTATTTCTGATTGTACAAGGTCTTGTATGAATACTGGATTATAACTGAATGTTATACTTCCTACTGGTAATTTAGCGATTACTGCTTCATCTAATACTATAGTGTCATTGGTATAATCTACATTATAATCGTACCATTCACCAAGGTTCCATGAGCCCTCGTCTCCTCTTGGTTGGAGTGAACATTCAAGGATTGGATATGCTGGACTATTCTTAAGATGGAATGGAGTGTATACTTTATTATCTTCTTCATCTAATGTCCAGAAGCTCATACCATGCTCTTCCTCAAGGTCATCTTCCCATGGTAATACATATACTCTTTGTTCCCTTAGTAATTCAATAGCGGAAGGATTATCAATGAGATACTGGTAACGTACATCCAAATCATCATCAGTAATCTTATCCTCATCTAAACCAGTAATCCAAGTATACTCATCTAATTCCTCTGCAGTGATTACTATGAAATGGTCAATTACTTGTTTTTCCTGGATGACTTCAATCTTACAATCAGTACTTGGATCAATGTTGACTGGTGCGAAAATACGGCCCCAATGTGACGCTCCTAACATGGCACCAGTTTTTGGGTAATAGTATTTAGTACGCACATACATTTGTTTTGGTAATCCACTGGTGAAGCTTGCTGTAATCTCTTGTATTGCAGGGGATTTAGTGTTATTAGTAGTCCACATTTTCACTCGGATAAATAATGTTCTTGGGTAGTTTCCTTCACTATCTGGACTGAATGCTTTCTTATGATTAGTTAATGTACTCCATGTTCGACCGTCTACAGATACTTCATATTGTAGTTTTCCAGGATAACTTGAAGAATCCCCACTATCAGTACAGCTCAATGTGACTTCACTAAATGGATTGGTGTGTATTGGTTTCAAGTATAACCAATGGTCTCCAGTTACATATGTTGATGAGTCTTGTCTGATATTTAATTGGAATGCAAAATCAGATGGTGTTAAACGGCCGAGATAATAATCTACTTTTAAGTCATTACGTCCGTATCTTTCCCATGTTCTTCCATTATTGTTACTGAGGAATGCATCTCCACCCATATACTTTGAGTTTTCACAGTTACGACCCCATCCACCAACACGAGGACATTTACTCCAATTACTTAATGGGGACATAAAGACAAGGGCATATGATTCTCCAGCTTCAACTCTTGGAGGTTGAGGGAACGCAATGCTTACGAAACCTGGTTCAACAATACTTGGGTCAAATGCAGTTTCAGCAATACAATTATAAGGGTCACCATCAGGCCAAGCAATAGTTTCAGTTTCACCAGCAACAGGAGTATTAGTTTGAGTTTTAGGGTCCCAAGTCATTTTAGGAACAGTAATTTCTTTTGTTTTCCATAACTGAACAATCAATGGACTTCCCCAATTACCATTATTACTACCATTATTAGCAATATGTAACGCTACCGCTTCTAATTTACCTCCTTTCCCTGAAGGCACAGTGAATGTTTGAGCACGGCAAACACTTGGGATTCCTTCAAGTTTATTATCCATAATCCAATCACTACGAAGAGTATAGGTTTCATTTTTATCAAAACCCACATACCAATGAGTGTTGATTTGACCTTCCGCCCAATTCTTAACTGACTGGTCTAATGTACCTGGAGTATTCGGCAATACAACCTGATCCACTATGGTACCGGTAGTGTCATCAACATAATGGTCAATAACTGCAGTGGATTTATCACGGTCAACTACAGTATCATCATCAAAAGTAATAGTCCTTGATTTATTGGTATCAGTATCAAAGATGATTTCATTCTCAGTTGTTTGCATAAATCCATAACTGACTGTAGCATCTATTGGTATTGGATTAAATCGTTTACGTACTGCTGGTGGAGTGAGATATTCCACTTCATCTAATTTTTGTTTTAAGTATTCATCGTTTTGACAAATCTGCCTGAATAATTCTACTGTAGGATACATTTGCTCGCTGAAGGATTGTATCCTATTCAAATTCCTATATCGTGGTTCACAATTAACCATAATTATACACCATTATATTATTTTTTTTTATTTTGTTTCTATGATAATATTCTCCAAATTCGGATTACTATTACGTGTAGTATGAATATATAAGTTTTTAGTTTGAATTGAATAATAATAAGAACCGACTGTTGATTCAACATCTTCAATACTGGACACAACTCTCAAACCACTGTTAGTATCCTTCTCCGTGACACCTACAACCAGTGCAGGTTCCGCTATCCAGTATGTATAATTCTTATCTGCTACTTTGTTGAAATCTTTCCTGATGCTGCCTGTTGTTATTTCAAAAGTATAAGTCACATCTACTTCACCTATACTATCTTCCAGGAATGAGCTTGTCATTTTCTCATAAATATCATGACTGATTAATACATCATCATTAGCAACACCAATTTCACAGGTACCTAATACTTCACCGGCCTCGAATGTGGCCTCAAGTATGATCCGTTTATTGTTCAAATCAACACTTGATGTAACTTGTTTTTTGACAGTTAAATTACCAAGATTTACATCTGATTTTTTCGGCCTCGCATTGGATGAACCTAACATTATATATTTAATTGGTTCAAAATGTTGATTCACTGCTCGATTCATAAAAAAAGACTCACCTAATAGAGTAATAAGATTATTACCTTCAAGGATTATCTTATCTTTTTGTTTAAAAATATAACTTCCTTTTATTTTCATAATAGTTTCACATCCTTACCTTTTATCTTTAAACAGGTATGAATTTCCAAATCATTCTTCTCAGACATTTCCTCTGTAGCTAAATTCACATGAATACGAGTTGATAAAGGCATTAATTTCTGTAATCTTTTCTGCAAACTATCTGCCGTTTCGGTTTGTATATTCGACGGAATATCAGAGGGGTTAAAACTGATTTCGTAATTGTTTGGTGTCCAATCTGGTTCATGTCTTATTATTTTACAATTAGGATTTCGTGGCAAAAATATCACCAATTATTTTTTTATTATTTTTTCTTGTTATTCTTCTTCTAATGCACATTTGTTTTTCACTAGGTAGCAGCATTTTTCTAAGTCATGGTCGCAGGTTCGTCTGTAACAGCAGCCGTCACAGAATTCTTCTTTTTTCATTTTAATCAACTCCATTGAGAATTTTTTTGATGAATTATTATAAGTATGAATATTTCTTGGGAAATGGTGTTGGTGATTTAAATATAAAAGCTGAATGTAACTTAGTAACAGAAATATTCGCTCTTCAAGATTGTTGGGATTACGATACCACTACCCGTAACCTTGCACCAAACAGTAGTCTAAGCCAAATTGACAGTTTCGCATTCACTAATACTGGTGATTGGGAAGTGGAATGGATAATGAGATTACCATCTGGTAAAAGTAGGGTAGTATTATACAATCCAAGCAATGCCAATGTCTTTTTAGGAGTGGGAGCAAGTGAAAACAATAACCGTGTTATTTACTGGTATGGTCATGAAGATGGAGAAACTCCTTATTCATACAATACCGATTACACTATAAAAATCCAAAAAGATGGCAGTAACTTTAAAATATACTCACAAGGGTCATTATTAAAGACTATGACTTATAGTGATTTACTGAATACTTCTACCATCAATTTAGGTTTAAGGAATTGGGGTAGTGGAACTGGAACAATCCGTAATGTAAAGATTAAACCATTATAATGATTTGAATTTTACATTCTTGATTTTTGAAGTTCCACTTGCACCCCATCTCATCATAGACATACAGTAATCAGTATAATTATCAATCCAAGACAATATGAATGAGCCTATTAAATTATCATCAACATAAACACTTATGCTTGTTTCATCTTTAACAAATTTGACAGTATGATAAGTTCCTGATGTGGCAGTAACCGATGGGAAACCTACACTTTGACTGCTATTGTTCTCCCTTTTACCGAAAGCCATTTGATTATTTCTTAACATATCCAAGTAAATCGCATATTGTGGTTGTGTTGTACCACTACTGTATTGTGTCTTTGGCATAATGAAGAAACGATGTTCCCCAGTACTAGTGTTATCAGACCATATATCAAAACTTATTTCACATTTGCTTGGTAATGATTGGCTTAAACTGTTATCATAGATTGTTGAACCATTGGTGGAACTTCGAGTAACTTCGGCAGTATTATAGTAACTGCAATCTTGAAGAGCGAATATTTCTGTGAATATTATTCCGCAATTTGCTTTTATATATAAATCTCCTGTACCTTTTCCCAAGTAAGATACGCTTGCCTCTCCAGAACTATCAGTAACATCAGAACCAAGACTTTCACCATTCACAACTTCAAAACTTACAGTTTCACCAACACAAGGATTACCATTAGAATCCAATACTTTCGCAGTAATAGTGGCAGTTTCACCTTTCATCATAATTGGCTTGTCAGATGAAACTGTGATGCTTGCAGGTGCCGGACGGTCACTTACAACAACATTAACAATACTTGATTCAACATTATTATAAGTGGCATCTCCTTCATATACTACTTTATAACTGAATGTTCCTGCGACAGATGAAGTGATTGATTTGCTGAATGTTCCATCATTACCAGTGGTTAATTGAGGGTCTATGAGTGTATTACCATCATATAATTTGATATTTACACTTCCTAATCCTGAACCGTTATATAATAATGCACCAGATAAAGTGTAGGAGTCACCAGTGGTGACACTTGCACTGCTGGTGACTAAGCTGATTGTTGGTGTGCGTTTTACAATAGTTACATTTACATCAGAAGAGGTTGCACTATCATAAGTGCCGTCTCCTTCGTATACGGCCTTGTATGTTTTACTGGATACAATGGAAGCGGTTAATGTTTTACTGAATGTTCCATTGTCTGTTGTTACTGTGTGGAGTAATGTTTCACCGTCATAGATTTTTACATCAACATCATCCATTCCTGTTGTACCAGTTTTTAATGTTCCTGATAATGTGATTGTTTCTCCAAGGTCATAACTGGATTTATCTGCATTGAATGTTATTGTTGTTGGTTTCTTATTCACAGTTATGTTTTCAGTTGCATTATTACTGTAATAATCTTCATCACCTTCAAATACTGCTTTAATGCTAACTGCTCCACTAATATTTGCAGTTATATCTTTACTGAAGTTTCCTGCATTGCCTTGTGTTGTCACAGTATCCACCAACGTGTTATTCACATAAATTTTTATACTTTTACCTGTTAAAGCTGTGAGTTCATCATCAGTTAATGATCCTCTTATCTCGATTGTTTCCCCGATAGTGTAGGTTGATTTATCTGTAGATAATGTGAGTATTGTACTTGTTTTACCTGCTCCTTCACTAATCACTACATATAATGGATTAGTATTCTTATTATTGTTAATCCAGTTACTGTTACTTACTAATGTGCTGCTGGTGTCATGTGTTAATGTTATATCTTGCAGGTTCAATGATTGGTTTTGATATACTCTGAAGAATTTTAATCCTACACTATTATTGATTGTAGGGTTTCCGCAGCCGAGTATTGTGCAAGTGTAGGGTACGTTATAGATATGGTCTGTTGAATGTGTACCTGAAGTTAATACGATGAGGTTTTCTTCACCATTCACCATTGACAGGGCCTTATCTAATGTAGCGAATGGGTCATCAATTTTACCAGTATTATTATCATTTCCTGAAGTGGAAACATACCAGTTACCCGTATTACATCCACGGACAGTGACTTCAAGAGTTTCCGTTTCAAAAATAGTAGGTCCTTCATAGGCCTCGAATTTAAAAACATTAGGAGCATCATCACTGATTAAATCACTGGTTACTGTATATTGTTCTCCAGTATAATTTTCGACGAGGACTGTATCTTCTTCATCACCCAATAATGTGATTGTTACACTGTAATCCCCAGTTAATTTCTCAGCAAGACTATTCAAGAATTGGAAATTAAATATTACATTCTGATTCTTAACAGGTATTAAAGTATTAGCTGATACAAAGAAGAATCTTCCATTATCCGATGTTAATTCGCATAATTTGTCTTTATGTTCCCATGGCATTGGTGTCCAGTCACCGACAAGGCCTGTTTCTTCATCGTATGGGTGCATATGTTCATCGAACATCTTTAAGAGGTATTCTTCTCTGTTTATCATGTCGCTGAAGATGCCGTATTCTTTCCATATTTCTAATACGGGTAATGCTGTGTTATGTATTCTGAGATTGTATTCTATGATACGGTTCATGTAATGATAATCATCTTCACTTAACCTGTTGTTGTATGGTGGTTCGGTATGTTCATAATCTTCAGTACTTTTATATGTTTTTCTTTGTATGCCGTTTAATGCTCCGATTTCATCTAAACTGTAATCATGGTCGAATTCATTTCCCAATTCCTCATCGTTTTCAGGGAATCCTTTTTCAATAATGATTTCATCATATGCTTCGGCTATAATCTTAAAAGTATCATCAGGAATTATAGGAATTTCAATCTCACTATCCTCTACTTCATTTTCTTCCTCATTATCTTCAACATTCTCATCAACAATTGTATTTTCCTCACTACTATCATAAGAATAAATGAAAGAATTAACATTATCCTCTTCTAAGTATTCTTCCATATAGAGCAGAGTATCATTTTTATAACATTTCACACTTTTCAACTGAGGATAATTCACAACAAAATTAATAACATAATCATAAGGCACACTTTGCTCCTTCCAAATACAACAACGCTTCCTTAACCTCAAACTATCAGAAACATCACTAATACTTTGAAAAATACCCTTCAAAAGATTATTAGTAACACTCTGAGATTTAAAGAAATTACTTGTCTCCGACTTATCAAAAAAATGAGGAAACATCTTAATTAAACTTTGCATACTCCTTTTCATATTAAATCATCTCAATTGTAATATCATTACTAACCCCAATTTCCTCATCAAGAATAGGAACATAATCCAAAGGATAATTAAAATTAATATTCTTTAACTCAGGAATCTCATCATCCAAAAACACAGCCAATTTATGCGGAATAAAATCCTCACCCAATAACAATCCCGGATAATAAGTATCATCAGTAGTGTATCCACCATCAATGAAAACTTTAATACTAGATATGATTCTTGCTTTGATTTTCTCTTTCTCAACATCACTATAAGGATTCAGTTGATCTATATCAACATTAACCACCGCATAAATATCAATAGGTTTACTGACCGGTGCGAACATTGTAATATCTTCTTTTGCCTGAGTAACTTTACTCTGCAAATCCGCGTAAGCACGATTCAATTGTTCCGGTGTGCCTGGATCAAGTATGACTTTTATTGTACCAGTGCCATTCCAGAATGGAACAATCTTATAACTGTCTATACCGTCGAAGTTGGCGAAATATTCCTCGTAAGCTTCCAATGAACCTTTCAAGTTAACTTCCTTCCAATGCATCAACAAATAACGATATTCATCATCAGTATATTCCTCAGTACCACCAGTACTGGCCTTATCATTATTACATGAAAAATTAATTTCCAATTCAGTTTCAATATTAACCAAAGTATTTTCAACAATCTTACTAGCCACACCCGGCTCAACAGCCATACATGAAACAGTAGTGCTGGTTTCACCTGCAGGAATAAAAATATTCTCCAACGTACGATATTCAATACCAGTATCAGTTGACAAGACCACTTCTTGACTAATATTCACATCTTCTTCAAGAACAACATCCAAAGTAAAAGTAACATCAACATAAGCATAAGTAGCTTCAGGTCTAGGAATACCTACCACATCACCAATATTCTCATCCAAATCATCATTCTCCGCATACTCAACTTTTGCAGATTCATAAACTGGAGTTATTGCTTCCTGATAAATTCGTTCACCAAATAATGCAAGAACAGACTTATCCATCACATAATAATTACTGATATCTTCCTGATTCTCAATATAAGAAGGAAACTCTTCAGCATGACTTATCAATCCTTTTTCAAGACTGTCCTGCAACACTTCTTCAAAAAGCTCAGCATAATCTTTTTCCGTATAATTCATAAAACAACACTACCTTTAACTATTTCATCATTAATGCTTGTAATATCAAATTCAACTTTAAACTTATAAACATCAGTTTGAAGGATATTCACCGAATTAACAGTTTTAACCCTCCTCATATTGTTTAAAGTATCAGTAATATAAGTTTCAAGTTTAAAAAAGAACATTTTATTCTGATTATCTTTTATTAACTCATGAACATGACAACCAAAACCTTGATAAGTAGGATTTTTATTTAATTCATCATATCTTGTCATGATTGCAATTATACATGCGTTCAACAATGATTTATGACCTGTAACATTAACATAATCCCCATTTTCCATATGTATATCAAAGGCCCCATATTCATCACTAATTAATTCAACATCTTCATTCAAAGTTTTATTAAATTTATAATCAATGCTGGATGTGTCTACGGGTAGTGTCATTTTTATTCATCTCCTAAAGCTTCAGCTATCTTTTGTGCTATTAATTCATCAACTTCTTCTTTCGTATACACTTCATCTTTAGTATACACGTTCGTGGAGTCAGCATAATCCACTTCTTCCATGTTCTTATCCATATCCCCCACATTTAGTGTAGCTGCTTTGGGTAATCTTAAATCCAATCCATCTGCACCAAATTTTATCCAGAACTGATTTGTTCCACCAATACTTATAATTTTGAAATTGCCTGGGCTTGCAGGATTCAATCCTACAAACTCTTCATTCTGATAATACCCTAACAACAAATATTCTTCACTGTCACTATCATGAATGTTTATAATAAGACAGTTCAAATCACCTCTTGGAATTATGCATGGTTCATGTAGATCATCACAATAATCAATTGTATCTGCACTTGGTGTGTATAAGTCTATTAATGCTCCACCGAAACGATGGAGTATTTTGCATAATACTGTTTCATCAGTGTTGTCTAATTCAACTAATGCTTTATCAAGATAATGGTAGAATTTAACAACTCTTCCGGTTCTGATTTTTTCTTCATCAACAGTGGTTTCAATTTGACGATTGATTTGTGGTAATGCTCTGTTAGTTACTGCATTGTCTAATGCTTCTTTTAACCGACCACGTGTAGGTGTGATGTCATTAGTGTTCATTTGTTACCACTACTCTTTGATTTAGTTTTAGATTTAGATTTGGATTTGCTGGATGATTTATCACTATTACTTGAACTATTATCTGCTCCAAAACTTGGAGGATAATCAACCAAAGTCAAACTAGCAGTCCAAGGACCATTCGCATCCTCATCATGAGAACATTTGCTAATATACATATAATCATCAATAAAATAAGAAGGTAAAAATACTCTAACCCAAACACCTTCTCTCCATTTTGTATCTCCTACCAGTTTACATTCAACACTTCGACCATCATTACGCCTAATCTTATTGAATTCTCGTTGTAAAAAAGCTTCCGCTTCTTTTAAAGATTTGATACTTGAGGGACAGGCGATTTTCTTTTTGATTTTACCAAATCTTTTTATTAGCAGATCATCTTTTAATGTTAAATCATAATTTTTATAGGTGCAGGTTAGATGATTAATTGTTCCGGGATTAATATCTGTAACATTAATATTATCATATAATGCATTGTCATTTTCATTTATGACAAGTTTAGTGGTTGTTGGGTCTTTAATCTTATTAACATGTACTGTATCTCCAATTAATCGGATTTCCACATCTCCATCCCATTTACTAGTAGCTTTTTTCAAAGCTTCTTTAATAGTTGAACCACTTGAACTTGCAGAATTGGATTTTGATGAAGATGACGATGTACTAGTGTCTCCACCCATGGCTTTGATTAACTCATCAGCCATTTCTTTACCGTTTCGACCAAAAACAACCCAACATTTCTTTTTCACTATCTTATTTATCTCAGGGAAACTTTTACCTTGAATTTTAGCACAGATTCCTTTACAATCAGGGTCCGCACCTATCGGTCTTGTTTCAAAATCTTTACGAGTCTTCATCCTTGGACGGCCAAGGTCTCCTCTTATAATAAAATAAGCATATTTAAAACCGCCACTATTACTATAACGGTCAGCGATAGAGTATATTCCATCTGCAATAATATATACTCCTATCTTACCACGAGGATTTCTCCCACGTTCACCCCAATCATAGGTAGCAAACTCATTCGAATCCACAGGCAGTTTTTCAACTTTATGACCTGCTTTCTCTAATGCTTTGCAGACAGTATTCTGGACTTTATGGTCATTACCATTATTTAAATCACAACCAACTACAACAGTAGACAATCAAATAACCTCCTTTTTTAACAATCTGGTTTTTTACCATTTTTAACATCCCAGTTCCCACCACGGGAATTACATGCTCTGCGGTCTCCTTCAGCATACCATATTGTATTCCAATCTGAACCAGACCCTGTTTGGTCACTCGCATAGATTTTACCATCAATTTCAATAAGAGTCCAGAAATGGCCGTTAGCATGAGACCTATGTACAACATAACATTTCAATCCTGCAGATGCCATCATTGCACGGGTTAATCTTGCAGTATCAGCACAATTAATAGCATGTTTGTGTTTTAAACATTCCTCAGCAGAATGATATCTTGAACATGGATATCCTTCGTATCTGACATTCGCTTTTAACCATTCGTGAACGAGTTTTGCTTTCTCTAACTCATTGGTTTCACTACCCACAATATTAGCAACGAGCTCATCAATTGTTTTACCTTCCCCTCCAGCAAGGCCACTATTACTGCCTGTTTTTTTATTACTGCTTCCACTACTGGAAATATTGCTAAAGTCACATACATCATCAACAAGACCAGTTACATCAACTTTAGCTTTTAAACCACTTGCTTTAATAATTTCTTTAATGATTTTAGAGCGTTTGGTTTTTTTAAAACTGAATTTCTTTTCCACATCAAGCAAGACATTCATTCCACTAATTTTAATATCTGCTTTGTCACGGTTCCAAGTTACTTCAGAAACAAAACCAGTAACAACAGTACTCATATCATCCCATTTATTAACAGTTTTTGAGTTGTTTCCTCCTTTTTTGAATGATACTCTTTGACCTTTGTAGAGTGAATTTAAATATTTGATTGGAACTGATATTGATGCATTGCTGCTAATATCACTGTAATCTCCTTCAAAACTATCACTGTATAATTCACCAATATAATTTATGTTGGTTATATCTCCAGTTTGTAAAGTGAATTTACCAGTATCATCACTACCACCGGCGGATTTGTTTGAAATTGGTTTTTTAACTGCTTCAGTAGTGTAAATTTCTAAACCCGCTCGGGATATAGAATAAGTAACTGCCATTTTTAAGTCACATCCTCATCTCTTTTTTTTATTTATTCTTTTTCTTTTTAGTTTTACTCTTCTTAGATGTGGTTTTCTTTTTAGTTTTAGTTTTAGTTTTCTTAGAATTAGTTTTAGAATTAGTTTTTGAGTTTTTCTTAGTTGTTTTCTTTTTAGTGATTTTTCTAGCAGCAGGAACAACAAATTTTTCTCCAGGAATAAGACTTTTAGAATCTGGAACTTCTTTTATACTAATATCTAACTTTAAAGAATTGAATGTTTCATGAACTGGTTTAATGACAACAATTGCATTAAATGAACCTCCTATTTCAGGTGAGGTTACAGTTACCGGTTTGCTCATCATTTCTTGGAAAATCTGTTTATGCATATCAGGCCTATTTGGATCAATAGGAATATGAGTAGTGATACTAAAATCTAATCCTACATATTGTCCGGGTGTAACGATTTGTGTTCCACCAACAACACTATTAAAATTATATTCCCTACGTCTGTATGCTTCACTTGGCGAAACATCTTCAGCATAAAAAGGATATCCCATAATTTCAATATTACATCCATCAGTAGGTATATTATATAAGTTTTTAGCCATTTATTCACACTCCGGTTGGGTCATCACTTAATGTTTCTAATGCAGTTATCACTACACTTGTTGCTTCTTTTGCAGTTAAATTATGAGCATTTAAAGGCATTGCATTTTCATGAACATGTACAATTGTTGTATTACCGTTACTTATAGTGTTAGGTGTGTAGTTAGCATTTTCACGGATACTATTGACCGTTGGTAAGTTCATTTGAGGAGCATTAAATCCACGTAATATGTTTCCCGCATAATCTCTTGCAGCACTATATACAAACCTGTTTGATTCTCCGATACGGCCCGGAATATCTGCAAATTCAATAGCAATTTTCCTTTGAATAATACCAGGACTTGCAATATGTAACGCATTCAATACTGCATCTTTAATTCCACTACCAAAGTTAGCAGCTGCACTTACCGCATCAGATACAGCATTGTTAATTCTTCCTGGAATATTCATGAATTCATTATAAACAGTATCTGCAATACCCATGATACCATTACGTACTGCGTTCACAACACCACTAGCAAGACTGACAGCCGCTCCTACTGCTGAACCGGCAGCACTTGCAATACGACTTGGAACTTGCATCATGAAAGCACCTACTCTTCCAGGTATTTGACGGACACGATTAACAATACCAGATAATACACGTGCTCCTGCTTGAATTGCAATACTAATTACACGGGCACGGAACTGCATAAACCTGCTTATGGATTGAACTAACCAATTCCATATTCTACCCGGTAACGGCCGTATAGCATTAACAATATTAGTTAATATTGCTCTACCAATTTGTAATGCAATTTGACCTATTCGCATATAGAATGTGCCAAAACCAGTTATTATAGTTCTTATTGCAGACATTATCGCATCTTGCCATGACACACTTCCATTCATTAAACCTGAGAAGACACCTACAAGACCAGATAACATATCCCATAAAGGAGTTAAAACATAAGAGACTGCTTGGAATCCCTGTTGCAATATTCCAAATACTTGACTTGCAATAGAACCTAATTGACCAAAGAAATTAATAATCTGACCAACAACATCAGGACCACCACTTCCTGCACCATCACTATGGAAAAGGTTGTTCCATGCTGCACCAATCCAATCGAATATTGGTTTTACAAAATTCCATAATTGTGATATTGCATTCTGTACTGCTGCAATTGCTCCTTGAACTTGAGGACTGTTGATGAATGCACTCCATAATCTTTCAACACCTGCTCTGATTGCATCTAACATTGTGCTGAAGTCAGTCCACCATCCGAGACTTTCCCCTATTTGTTCAACAACCACAACAAATGCAGCAACAGCTGCTGCAATAGCAAGTATTGGCCATAATGCTGCTAATTCTGCTGCAGCCATAGCCCAAAATCCACCACTTGCACCTGCTGCGGCTGCACCTTCACCAGCTAATGCTGCCATATTTCCACTATGTGCGGCTGCAGCCATTACTTCCTCAGCAGTTAAACCAGCTTGACTCGCTGCTAACGCAATTTGTTCCGCAGATAATGCAGCAGTTTCACCACCAACTGCACCGAGCAATCCTCCAATTGTTGGTAATGTAAAACCTAATGTTTCCATCAAACCAATAACTGACATTAAAGGCCCTGCAATAATACCGATTCCTGCACCTAATGCTATTGCTGCGAAACCTACAGTTTTAACAGGACCCGGCAAACCATTAATTGCATTTAAAAATCCTTGAACAACAGGTATTAATGGAGTTATCGCATCCATTATTGCTGCACCAAAATCTGTTTTCAATCCGGCCAGTACATTATTTAACCTTTGGAATTTAGCAGTACTTGAATCAGCATATTTATCTGCTGCACCACCAGTACGGCTAAGAACATCATTTAATAATTTTTGCCTATCCACTGCACCGGTTGTTTCATCTTTATAATTTTTAATATCAAGACCAAGAGATTTCAATGCTTTACCATTTCCCATGAATGCTTTCTGTAATTGTCCTGCAGCTTGCTCTTGACTTAATCCCATTTGTGCAGCATAATTACTGGTGGCTTTCATTGCATCTTGAGAGTCTTTGAAAGACATTCCCATGCTCATATAGGTTGTCATTGCAGACCTTGTATCTGCTACACTCCTACCCATTTCATTGGAATAATCTCTAACCCATTTTTTGATTTCATCAGATTGTTTATCCCAATTACCACCGTTTTTATCAACTGCATTACTGAATTTATTCCATTCTTGCTCTGCAGTCATAGCTGAATCAACAGCGGATTTCGCATAACCTAACATTGAAGCAGACATTGCTGTTACTGCTCCACCAACTGCAGTTTTCAAAGCACCTACTCTTTGTTGTGCGCTTCCAAAAGCTCCACCAGTATTATCTTGTCCACGAATACGGAGTAATACATCTTCATATGAAACCATTTTTCATCACTTCTTCTTTTTTTTAGGACTCGTTTAATTTTTCTTTTAACTCTTTATCTTGTTTGATTTCATTTCTTATTTCATTACTATACTTGAAAATTAGGAACTTGATATTAGGATCATGTTTCTTTTTAATTACATCGAAAGGTAACATGCCTAAGTGTTTACTTACTCTGAAGTAAACTTCTCCGAAAAAACTGTTAGCCATCTGGAAATAATTTTTCGTTAGCGGTTTCTGTTAATCCAAGTCTTTCTTCTACTTTACCTGTAACGGCCCATTTTTCCATGAATGGGAATTTTTTCCAGAAGAATAATCTGTCATTATAATCTTGACTTGATTCTGGTAACCTTAATTGACTTGCCAAGAATCCATCTATTAGTTTTGCTTTTTCTTCACCTGCTATAGCGGTTATTTCTTTTGTCATTTTTTCAACCATTGCTTGTTCTTCAGGTGTTATTTCTTCTCCATCTTGTGCTTTTTTGAAAATGTCTTGTTCTTCTTGACTGTAATCTCTGAACAGGTCAATGTTCATTTCCATATAATCTGAGATTCTTGAACTATCAACCGGCAGTATCTCGAAATTAAATTCGTAAACTTGACCTTGATATGTTAAATGAACTCTTAGCATTTTGTTACTTTCATCATTAAGTATGTCTAAGAATTCCTTTTCTGTGTTAATTATCCTTACAGTATTTTCCATTGCTTCAATTGTTTCGGTTGGTCTATATTTAGTAATGTATTTACGGTATTTCTGTAAGGTTTTCTTTAATAATGTGAATTCATCATCAGTTAATTCAACATAATCCATACACTTAAAAACCACAATCCTTTCCTCCTGAGTCAATGCTTCCAGAGGCAATTCTTCACATTCTAGTGGGTATTGTGTTTTAAGTAAATGTTTTTCCATTTTTGCTGCTTTTTCATCAGGATTCATATGCTACACTCCAAATTAATTTAATTTTAATTTTAAAAAAAAAGAATAACCTAAAAAAAAATAGATAAAAAAAAAATAAAGAAACAAAAAAAAGAGAAAAAACTTATTTTTGTTTCTTATGATTCCTTGCTTTGATTTTAATACTGAAAGGCTCATTACCATTCTCTTTACTGAGTTCAGTAATACGAGCACCATACAATACGTCATCCTCAATAAGATTACCAGTATCCTCATCATAATCATATGATGCAAGAGTACCTTTAACCTTCTTATCATACAATGCTTTAATAGGTTTCCTTAAAGCAGGGTCAATATCAGATGCTTCAGCTTCAACAGTTTCTTTCCCATCTTGACTATCATAAGCATTACTACTATTAGTAGCAGTTAAATCAGTAGATTCACTTTTGAAACTAGTTTTGAAACCACCACATACAATTTCAAGATCATCAAACATTAAAATAGCTTGACTATATCTTACAGTATCAGCCATTGTCAATCATCTCCATATTCTTTTTACATTATTTAATTAGTACTTTTAACAATCGGATTTCTGATTTTAGCTTTAACATTAATCGCATGAGTAGAGTTAACACAAAGAATATCTCCAATTAACTCCATATCATAAGGTTGCTGATTAGATTCAACTAATGTCAATTTAGTACCTTCACCAGTATCACTATTATAACCAATAATTCTTTCAGCTTCAACTTCCGCATCAATAATAGCATCAACACGAGTTTGACTTTTAACAATCTGAGAAGTTACCTCATTATTTTTCACTTGAGGATAAACCGCTTTGAAAATTTCACGAAGCAAATGGTCCGCATTAAATCTGCAATGACCAAGAGCATCAGCAGGTTTCTTTGTAGCTGCATAAGCAGTTGAAGTAGATAAATTGATTCTGCAATAAACATCAGTATCAACAACTTCATCACAATTAATAACAACACCTGCAGCTTGTAACGCTTCAATTTCTGCATTAGTTCTTTCCTTGAAAGTTCCAGGAGTTACAGTACGATAAGGTAAGAATCCTGGTTCAACCCAATAAGGAGTAGTACAAAATCTAGCAACAGTTTTACCAAATTCTAATGGTTCACAAAGGAAACATCTGCTATCTAATATTCCACCACTTGAAGGATTTAATGCTATTAATTGTTCATCAGTAGCATTTTCTTTGGTGAAAAATGCAGTACGTAAGTTTAAATTAGTAGTTTCAGTAGCAATACTTGCCATTGCACCACTAATGAATGCGGATAAAGTGTAATCAGTAATATTATCTGCACCAATATAAACTTCAGCAGTAGCCTTGTTTAATTTTTTAGCATTTGTTAAAGCAGTTAACCAACTCTGTTTTGTAGTTCCATCTCCAACGTCAATAACATAAACAAAAGGAACACCTAAATCTTCAGTTGTTCTTGGTTCCGCTTCCTCAAAAAACTTTTCCAAGAAAGCTAACACTTTATTAGTACTGGTGTCTGTTCCAATACCACCATTAGCAATACTTTTATTAGCATCATCAAAGTTTCTGAAAGTTTGAATATTAGTACCATCAACAGGATAAGTTTGTGTACCTGTATTTCCGGTTGCACCGATAACTACAGGGATTTTGGCACCAATTCCAACTAACTCTAATTCAGTTGTTTCATCAAAATAAACACCGGGTCTTCTAACCATAATTTAACCCTCCACGATTTTATTAAATTCAGCTAATGTTAAAGAAGGAGTAATATCCTCTTTTTCATAAACTTCTAATTCTTCTTTATATTGTTCTAATAAACCGGCACGATGCAAATCCATAATTATTGATGGGTAATGCACATCACTGTTTTTCACTAACTCCACCAAAGTGAATTTTTCATCGGAGGTTTCTTTTTTCTTTTTACTCATAATAATTCCTCATCAACACTTAAATCTTGACTAATAGCCCCACCGATAATATGATAATCATAATAACTGAAAGAAACACGAATAATACTTCTTAAAACTTGTGGGTTCACAGTTGCATCATCCAAATCATAAGCAGGTTCCACATCAAAACTAGCACGAATAATGTCATAAGCAGTGAAAATATTCTCATAATGAAAATCTGCAGGACTAGGACATTGATGTTTAGCAGTACGTCCATTCTGTACAGTTAAAGCCCTGCATTCAGAATCAAGAAAACTACAATCTCCATTATTGTATTGTTTGCAGAAACTGTAATGATCCGATTGTACCTTGTCAAAAATAGTTGAGATTTGATTTATGATCTCCTCTCTTTCATCTTGAGAATTACACCAGATATTCAGATTCAAACTGATGCTGCGTTCTTCACGTCTCATCTGTTGTGAAATCATCCTGTCCGGATGTTCACTATCATATTGCGGATGGTCTTCAGGAATAACACTATCTTTATTGATAATGTTTTTCTGAATAATACTAGTTCCACCACTATTGTCAATAGTTAAACATGGAGTGTGGTCATAAGGATAATCTCTTTTAACTATTTTCACAACAGTTCCATCTTCAAGCAGGATATTATTATAGAGCACTTTCAGTAACATCCTTATTGGTTTAGTTAACATAGTTATTCAAGCACTCCCATATTTTTTAATTGTGTTTTAAAAGTCCTGCTCATGTAGTTCTCACTACTTAAGCCATTAGCCACTTTTTGAGGATAATTACGTGCCTTCATTTTACTGGTTCCAAAAACAACAAAAACCCAATAATGCTGCCCATTTTTCACAAATCCCTCTTCATCGGAAATGTCACTTGAATGACCTCTCATCAAAGCACCAGTATCATAAGGACAAGTTTTTTTACAACGAGATTCCGCCTCAAGAGTAGTATTCCTGATAGTGACCGCTTCACATTTTTTAATAATGGATTTATCCAGTTTCTTATAGAAACTCGGATTGATTTTAACCTCAATATCAATCATACCATCACCTTTGTAGGTTTGCGTTGTTTTTTCAAAATGAGTTTTATGTGTCGTGTAGGAGTAAAATGAGTGTTAACCATAGGAGTTCCAACAATCTCATAAGTATCCGGCTTTCCTTTAACTTTAACCAGCATTGACGGTTCAACAGTTACATTATAATCAATAATTACTTTGTAAGTGTCAGTTAAAATCTCACCAAACTGCTTTAAAGAATCACTAGGACTCATTGGTTGAAAATTACATGGCACAGTATCCATTAAAGAATATTCTTTCAATGGTTCGTAGTAAGAGTTAAATTCAGTTGCGGATTCTGTGTATTGGTATAATTCTAATTCTGCATTTGGGAAAAATACCATAACACATCACAACCATTTAACTTTTGAGGAACAAGCACCATAATTTTTTAAAGATTCTAAACGAGCATATATACGATTACCAAGGCTATTACTTGTATCATAATTAATTGTAGTATCCATCTCATGTATACTGGAAATATTACCTTTACTATTCTCACCAGTAGTGTCATTGAAAGTGTAAAGCAACATATCAACAATCAATGGATCAATTTTAGATGTGACAAATTCTTGAGAAACACAATGCACATATTCAATAACCAACATACCAGTGTGGCCATGATTAAGATAAAAAATACCAGCATTTTCATCAAGAACATAATCATCACTTGTTAATTCAACATTGTTGATTTTAAAAGAATTAACACTAGTTACAGGGTAAATATTTGTTTCAAACAGATCACCTTTGAAACGTCTGAGTATTTCTTTTCGAGTCACCGGTTTAATTGCCAAACCAGTCAACTCAATAATCTCATCAACTTTCAAATCAATCCAATCTTGCAAAACAGAATCATCACTTAATAATGATTCATCCACACCTTGCAACTTTAATTTGTTTTTAAGGTTAGTAGGAGTAATTAAATCCAAAGTCAAATATAATTCCTCCTTTTTTATAATAATAAATAAAAAAATTTAAAAATGTAGAAAAGAAAAAAAATATTTTTCAATCTATCTACATCTTATTTTTTTTTAACTTTCTGAATCCTGTTGGGAAATTATTTTATTGAGCATCTTCCAATGCTTTGATACGTGCAAGGATAGTACCTGCAGTTTCTTCATCACCAACAGCAGTTTCTAATGCTTCAACTTTAGTTGCAATAGTGGAATCACCAGCAACAGCAGCAGCAATTTCATCAGAAAGAATATCAAATCTAGCTTTTTTATCAGTTTTTTCACTATCAGTTAAATCATTAAATTTAACCATACGACTTCACTTCCTTTAAAAAAAAATAATTAAGAATGCAAAAATCTTTATGAGTTAGATTTTGCATTTTTAGTGTAAGGTACAACAATAGTGTCTTGGTCGTAGTGGATTTTAGCATCCGCTTTAGCAAGACCAACAACTTTGTAACCAATTTCATCAATATCAAATTGGTTTAAGACATCCATGTCTCTCATCATACCAAATACAAGGTTGGAAGGTTCACCGATGAAAGCGTATCTTAATTTGTCCACAGCAGTACCGTTACCTTTTGGTAAACCGGTAGTGGAATCAAATTTCATGGTATCCCATCCGTGACGGGTGTTACGGAGGACATTGTCCTGTTTAACTTCCATACCCATAATCATAGGGATTTTACCATCTTTAAGTAAGGTGTCACCAAAGTCAGATTCTCTGGTAGCGATGTCACGTACAACTTTACTGTACATTGCAGGAGGAACAATGATGTTAGCATTTTTCATGTTACCATCTTGTTCGATGTACATTTCAGCTGCATTAAGTAAACCTTCTAAAGCATTGTTGGAGTAGGTTAATGGAGCGAAACCAGCAGCTTCGTTAGTGTTGTCTCCAGCAATAGCTTTTGCTTGTGCAAGAATACCGTTGGTCATGGTGAAACCAGTTCCTTCACCGGTTTGAGTAGATACACTGGAATCAGCGTAAATACCGTATCTTTCCATAGCTGGACCCATTTCATTACCAAGTAAACCAATCCATTTGGATAAGAAGTCTTCACCTTCAATGTTTTCATCGATGAAGTTTAATGGAATAATGGTTTTAGCTTGTAAAGGTTGAGCTAATAATTGTTTTCTTTTCATGATTGGAGCAGTTTCACGACTGGTTAATCCTGTACTTGCACCGGTTGAAGCGTTTCTTTGAGCATCGAAATCTAATTCAATACCAAGGTCATCAATATCATGTTGTAATGATCTCATTTGAATTACACGAGATTGTTCTAAGAGTACTGGTTCATCAGTTACTCTGGTGAAGAAATCTTCAAAGGTTGGTTCTGCCCAACCAGGACTTAAAGCACCTGATGCAGAGAAAGCTGCATCTGCAAATTTCATATTAAAACTATCTTGACTTAAAATTTTTTCTTGAATAGTAGTTGACATAGAATATCACCTATCAATTTTTTTAATTTAATTTAAAAATAATCTAAAAACTCTTAAAATTAACTATAAAACAATTAAAACATTTCAATTAATAAAAAGAGTATTTAAAATATATTATTTAATCTAAAAAAGAATTTAATTTAGTTAAAAAAAAATTTAAAAATTTAAACATATTTCAAATTCCTACCATAAACATCACGCTTAGGTTTAACAGCAGGAGATTTTTTCTTATGAGTTTCATCTTGGAATTTCTTAAATTTAGACGGAACAGACTTAGAATTCAATTGTTTAACAATCTCATCATGAATCTTCTGATCCAAAGACTTTTCCTCAATCTCATCCACATCCTCATCCTCAGACTTTTTATCCTCAGGACAATCTTCTTTTTCCTCAATATCCTCATCAGTTTCAACATCACCAGTTGTAGGCTCTGCCTTACCAGCTTCAGATTTAACCTCTTCCTCTTCAACAGGTTCAGTAGCAGGTTCAGTTTCATCTTCCACTGATTCCTCTTCTTCATTAGTTAAATCCTTTTCTTCAACAGCATCTTCTGAATCTTGAACTTCTCGAGTAGCTTTAATCTCAGCCATAATCTTTTCAGCCATAGCCTCAGCAGCTTTAGTTGCAGAAGCATCAGCAATACTCTCAAGTTTAGATTCAAGGTTTTCAAGAATACGAGGTTCAAATTCAGCTGTATACTCATTCATCATATTTTTAAACAACTCAGTGATTTGAGCTAACTGTTCATCAGAAAAACCAGCAATAGCTTTCTCATCTTTTACTGGGTCTTCTGGAACTTCTTCAATTTTATTTTCTTTTTCTTCCATATTCTCACCATCATGTATCGCATGATAACATGCACCAGTCAAACAATTGCTGGCTACTAAATTCAGAGATTTATATTCAACAGTTCCATAAGTATCCCAATTCATCGGAATATAAGTAAGAGTGATCTCTTTCAAATCATAATCCGTAATTAGGATACCATCAGGAGTTCGTTGTTTGCGTGGGAATCCGGATATACTGAAACCAAAGTTCATTCCTATATCTAGGCGTTCTTTAATTCCACTTGCATACTCTTTAAGTACACGAGCTTTTATCCAAAGCTCATTGTCCTGTACCCATGCCTCAACAATAGCTCCAATTCCACCTTCATAATGCCGATTATGGTCTCTGAATAAGTTAAGACCTGGAGCTTGTTTTGCTAATGATTCAAGTACTTCTTGTGACACTATCTCATTAGCATAATCTTTGTTGGTGGTTGAAGCAACTCCAATTATTGTTAAAGTACCATCATCATTCGGTTCGTAGGATTTAGCATCTAATGGTAATCCATAGACCCTGTATGATGTGGCTGTTGCAGTTGACATAACGCATCACAAAAAAAATTTTTTCTAAAAAGGTTGTTCTTCTCACTACTTTGAAAGTGATTATATTTTTTAAAAGAACATGCTGACTAACAAAAATAAATAAAATAATATATAGGGGCTTAAAATCGTCTTGTCTCTTTTTATATGGGAAAAAATATTTTTCCCCATATAACATGATTTAAAAGAGACAAATTTTTTTTCCGTGTTTTCTTTTTAATTTTCAAATTTACGAAAGGAGGCATATTTTTTTTTTAATTTGAAAAAGATACATTATCTGCACAAAAAAACACAAAAGCAAAGTTTGTAGAATAGCTGTCGAAGTAAAAAAAAGAAAAGAATAAAATAGAAAAATATAAAATTTTGAAAAATAGCTTTTTTTTGGAGGAGTAAAAAAAAATACAGAAAAAAACCAGAGCAGAAAAAAGGGGTGAAAATTTAATTTAATATGAGGTGAATAAAATGAAAATAAAAAAATTCGATGTAGATTGAAAAAGCACAGACGCAAAAAAAAATGTTTTTTATCCCTGTTTTATTCTTTTTCCCCAATTTTATCTTTTACCAGCTTCTTTTTTTATTGCATATCTTTCATATTTTTTGTTTTCATCTTCTTTTCTTTTCTTTTCTTTTTAGAGGTTGCATACTTCATAGACTGACGAACATGTCATAAAATTAGACTAGTTTAGCCACTTGGTCTAGGTGGAGTCTTAAATAGTAGCGAAATGACCATGAAAAAAGAATATAATTTTTTTTATCAGGAAAAAAATGAGGATGGAAAACGAATATAATTCTTTTCCCTCTTTTTTTATTTTTTCCTGATAATAACGTCAAATATTTATATTGGAGATTTAAATATGGTATTATTTAAATTTTAAACATGATCTATATTTTTTTGAAAAAAAGAAAGAGAAGAAAAAAGGAGATATAAAAATTTTCAAAGTAATATTTTACTTTTTTTTCCTTCTCTTATTCTTTTTCCCTTTAAACTAAAACAGAAGAATACTTTTTCTTCACACCATATTTTTTTTCAAATAAAACCCCTACCTGAAAAAAATATGAGTGAGGTTTTTTCCTTTCACATAGATTATGTAGAAAAGAGGTAATCATAGGAAGCTTAAACCTATCAGATTACCATTTATGACTAACAATAATTTTATTTTTAAGTATAATGGAGGAAAAAAGAATGATAAAAAAAAATATTATAAAAATTTTTCTTTTATGAAATTCTTTTTCCTATAATTTTTTCCCTTTATTTTTTTTTAGGAGGTCACAAAAAAAATTCGAGGCTAAAAAAAAACTTTTTTTTAATGGATTTGAATTTTTAGTAGTAAGAAAAACTACAAGTAAAAATATATCAAAAGTTTTATGGTATTGTAACATGTTACGCTTCCATTGGTGCAGTAGTCATTCTAGTTAAATCAACCACCACAGGATTATCCTCAGGGAACCATAAAGGTTTATCAACAACAGGACCATAACTGCAACGACAATTTGGATGAACCGGAAGAAGATTCATTGCTTCCTCTAATGTGTAAGGATTATTCTCTTCCAAATCAATACACTCATCACAAACATTACTATCACCAACAGTAATGATTTCAACCTGCTCAACACCATAATTACTATAAGCCTGTAATGTACCAGTATTAACCGCTCTTGCATGCTCAGTACGTGCAATCATACGAGCACGGGCACGAGAACTAATCAACCGGACAACCTCACCCTCTTTATTTTTAATAGGTAAAGGTTTAATTCCTAAAGCAAGAATATCACGAGTAGTTTCATCCGCACCCTGACCTGCAGCAACCGCATTAAATAATGTCTCCTGAATACCCTCAAATAAAGTAGTATTCAAATCACGAACCAATTCAAAATTATACTGAGTCACATGATACAAAGCTTCACGATCAGCAATAGTATAAACAACTTTTTTATGAAGATCACCATAACCAAGATGACTACCAACCTGATAAAACTTCTTAATCAAATCTTCACTATTATCAACATTAGAATTAATAATGGTTTGTAATTCTTCTCTAATACCACTATTCTTAAAAAACTCATCAATATCAGCTTGACGAGTTCTGAAAAACCTTTTAGCTTCATCAGTACCTAACCATTCACTAACACTTAACATCTGATTATCTAAACCATTCAAAAGTTCACGGAGATATTGCTGCTCACCCCGAGTTAACTTCTTCATATTCGGAATATATAATTCACTTATATTAGGTATCATAGTTAGAACATCCAGTTTTCAAGTAATCCAGATTTATACAAATTATTTTTATACCTGCGACCATTCTCTAAACTTTTCATTCCAAGGTCTTCAGTTAAAACATCCAAGTTATTATTATTGATTGGGTAATCTCCCCAGTCTACTGGGTCCCATCCATAATCTTTACGCACTTCATTAACTGTACGTATACCATCACGGACTTGCATACCTTCAATGTTAGCACGTTTCAATTCATCTTCAATATCAATCTCATTAAAACTAAACACTTCATTAAAACCATTACGACCCAATACTTTATTGAATGCTGCTTCATAAAATTTGGCTTTGGCATTCATCACATTTTTGAATTGTTCCTTTTGAGCTTCACCATTACCAGACCCCAGATTTGCAGTTTCAATAATCCCCACAATACTTGGAGGCACACGGAATAATGATATTATCATGTCTCTGCACATATTCATCATATTAACATAATCCATGTCTTTATTATTCATATTGGCAGATTGATATGTTGCTCCTTTAGCAATTAACATACCACCATGTTTCCGGACTTGTGCCTGAATCATAGCCTGCAATCTACTAATTTCCATTGCAAACATATCATCGTCCATGTCTTGAGGATATGTTAATAATGCAGTTGGATCAATACCCTCATTCTCCATAAGTTTCTGATTATAATCCAAACCAAGAAACATCATAAGTAATGGTTTCTGTATTTTCTCCAATTTAGAAACACCAAATTTACTTTCATTAAACTCAGTGGATGGTTCATAAATATGAATCAGTTCATCCGGTTCATAACGTATATTAGGTTTATTCCTGAATCCGTACTGTTCAGTATCATCAAACCAACGAAGTAAACTGGCCGGTACATATTGTAAACCATTCATAATCTGATAATTGGAATTATCATAATCAAATTCTTCATAATTAACTTCAATAAAAGTATCTCCAACAAGTTCCTGACTATTAACTATCTGCTTAATGAAAACTGGGAAAGTTAATGATGAGTCATTACTCTCAGGATGATTAAACAAATTAGTCAAGTATCTGACGTTATTAATATTTGTCTGGAATTCATCAGGATTATTTATCCGGAAACCATTAATCAAGAAAGTGTCACTAATCGCATTAACACATGCGTAAACATACGGATTGTCTTGAGCTTCTCTGAAGAAACTATAATGTCCCGCAGTTTTATTAACACTATTGAAAATGAAATGATAATCTTTAACGTATTGTTGGAATAAACTATTCATGTAAGGTTTTCGGATTACTGGCATTACCAGGTTCCGGAACCTTGATTTTAAGTTCATTGTAAAATTGTTTAACATTAATAATTTCTCCTTTAGAAGTAAATTACACCTAATGGTGTTGCAGGTACAGTTTTTTCTCTTGGTCCGTATAGTCCGCCTCTCCACATGTCGGGGCAGTGGTCGTTTATTTTTAATGGTTTGTCTTCGCCTTTTTGTTGGGCTTTTTTATCCCAGCTGTAAGTTTGAGCTTGACTTATGCTGTTGGTGCAGTCTTGGTGTATGAAGAATCTGTTGTTGTTGAATAAGTCTTGAGTTTTTTTGATGTCTTCATATGTGTCTGGTGCGTAGGTTTTGACTTTGAGTTTTAATCGTGAGTCTTTTTGACAAGCGGTTTTAAGACTTGCTGCATCGTGAGGTAGGAATAATGTACTGTTCTCATTTAACTCGTACTTATCCTGTAATCCGATAATATCATCAACTCTTTCACTATCTGATTGTGTGACTCCAATATCTTCAGCATCATAGTAGGTTTCCTCAAGAAGATAATAGTTATTTCCCTGATTGATGTCTCTATGAATACCCATCACACCAAAAGTAGTGACTGTACTTACACCGTAGTCGCAGCAGATGTTAATTTCATGAATTTGTTGATCTGCCGGAAATTCATTGTTAAGATAATTCCATGTGAAAACATTTTGAGTTGTGTCAAAACTATCATAGATTGCTCCTTCAGCAATAACCCACTCACCCAATATATTCCTTTTATAGAATACCTCAGATTTCTGATTAACACGTTTCAATTCTTCCACATATTCCAATGGAAGATTAGGATTATCATCTAAAAGGAACTTCCAAGTTTTAACAGTTCCTGCTTTTAATAAATCATGGTTGTTAATGTAATTAGTGAACAAATAATGATAAGGACTATCAGGGTTAGTGTTCCAGAACATTTTAGCTCCAACATCACTGCAACGACTGATGGCCATGTCTACCGCAGATTTTGGACATCTTGCTATCTCATCTGCTAACCATCCACCAACACTCATACCTGCAATAACATCAACAGCTTTTTCATCATTGAAACCCATACAGTAACAGGTTTTACCATCAATAATTAATTCACCATCATGAGCACGAAAATCATAAGGAATATCTTCAGTATTCATCATTGCCATTAAAGGTTTCAAAACATTACGCTTCAATGACTGTGAAGTTTTACCAGATATTAAAAATTCATCAGAATTAGATTCAGCAAGAAAAGTCAACCACCTTGCATTACAGGTAATTGTCTTACCTGACCTTACTGATCCATAAGCAATATTAATCCAAGCATCACTATTACGAAAGAAATCCACTGCAGTACGACCAAACTCACCATATTCAAAATAAGTTTTAGTCTCCTTCATCTTCTCGCCTATGCTTATCTTCACTTGATTTTATAGCATCAGCAAGACCAGATAAACCTTTATGAGTAACATCAGCTTCAATTTTTTCACGTTTACCATACATGTTCGGATGTCTTCTTTCCAACATCCATGCTGCAGCTTGCCAATGTTCCATACTTGCTGAAACAATGACCTGTTCAAAGTTATGTAACGCTTTATTTTTCGCTGTTTCAACACAATCTTTGAACCTCACATATTTCGTTCTAGTCTTTGCTTCTTTTGCTCTATTAATCCAGTTATAATAAGTTTTTTCATCAATTCCAACATAACCACAAGCCCCAAGAATACTACTTCCATTTTCTATAGCTTCACAAAACTTAGCTTGCAATTCTGGGGTCAATTTCTGATTATATCTTGCCATACTGGAACCTCCTTTTTTTATTTACTGGAAACACTGGATACAATAAAAAAAATATTACGAAATTTTATCAAGAATATTATACCTGATATGCTCTGCAATAGCTTTCATCAGGTTGGGTGGTACACTATTTCCAATTCTTTCTTTGATTTGATTATCCGAACCTATCCACTTGAAAGTGTTAGGAGGATAAGTGAAAGATTGAAGTATACTGAGTTCCTGCACATCAAGTTCTCTGTTTTCTTTGTAATGGACCAATTGTGGTTTTCGTGTGATTGTTGGACATGGTTTATTGGGTCTTACCCTAAGACATTTGTAATGGAGAATGTCTCTGGGATGATTAAAGGTAATATGAAAATTATCTTCAAAGACATATTAACCCAATTAAAAGCATCAGGTTATGATGTTCGTGCAAAATTAATGAATGCACAATATTATAATTGTCCTACAAGTAGGCAAAGGATGATTTTTATTGGAGTTAGGAAGGATTTAGGCATACCAGCAAGTCATCCTAAACCAACAAGTAAACCAATCACAGTTCGTGAAGCAATTGGACATTTGGAAAATAAGATTAAACCTAATAATTCAAGTATTACAAGATATGCACATTACTTAAGACCAGGTCAAAAATCCGGTGACTTACCATATTTTCCAACAAAGACTCGGGATATTTATAGGGTATAACCCTCTGAGTAATCTAATATACTCATGATATAATTGATTTTTTGTATCGCAGAAATCTCGGGCTCCTGCGGTACTGAACCCTTGACATGGTGGTGAACCATCAAACAGATCAAGTTCTCCAGGTATTAGTCCTGTGGTTTCCAGTACTTTTTCAACACTTAACTTATGAATGTCACCATAATATACTGGTGTTTGTGGGAAGTTTCTTTGATATGTTGCTACTGCATGTGTGTCCATTTCTACAGCTAATAATACTTTGTATCCTGCTAAATAGTAACCGTAACTTGAACCTCCGCATCCGCTGAATGTTGAAATTACTGTTGGTGGTTTATGAGTAGTCCTCTTTTGGGAGTTCATATCCACACCTTGGACAAGTAATGGTTTCAATACTATCTGCTATGGATTCATCGTATTCTGGTTCGTCTTCTGGGATTATCATTGATGAGTCTAATGTTACTTCTTCATCGTTTTCTGCAAGTGTGTCATTGTTTAACTTGTTGTTTAATCCTGTGAAGCCAGTTATTTCAGAGTTGTCGAATCCGGTTAAACCCATTTGGTTAAATCCTGATTCTTGTAAGTCGTTGAAGACTTGGTGTAATTTTTCTTCGTTCCAGTCTCCGCTTACACGATTCAATACTAGGTTTAATGCTTTTTCCATATCTTCAGATTCTAGGTTTTTGTCATTGTCTGGGAATACCCATCCGTAACTTTCGTTTAATCTGAGTAGGTTTACTTCAGCATATATGTTGTTATCTAATAAGTGTTGGTCGAATAGGACGTCGAATCTTTGATGTCCTCCGATTATACGATTATTAGATAGGTTGATTAGTATTGGTTCTACTATTCCAAAGTTATTGATACTGTTTTCTAGTTTCTTTTTTTCTTCTTTTGAGATTTGTCTAGGGTTGTAATTTGCTGGTACTAGGTCAGTTAGTTTTATTTTTTCAATTTTCATCTTTTTCATCTTCCTAACTTTTTTTTATACCAAACCCTATTTTCATTAAAAATTTGATTATTTAATGAGCATGAATAAAAAATAAATAAATATTGGGGATGAGTTTCTTTTTTTTCATAATCCCCAGAATTTTAATATTACAGTCACAGCTAATGTGACAATAGGTGTTCCTACACCAAAAATAGTTAACATAGTATTACGAAAACTATTAATACCACTTTTAAAATCAGTGAAACCTAATTTTAATGCACTTATTTCATCTTTTAAAGCTTTAATTTCATTATCATTATCTT